TTATCGGACTACAGGCAAGTCAGAAAACCGAGTGGTGTATCGCGGAGAAAGCATTTCACGCTTCATCTGCCACTGCTGCTGTATGCCCTGCCCGGCAAAATAGAGCGTGCCCTTTCCATCTTTTGCGTTAAGTTGGTCCAGCACCTCCATCAACTTCTCGCTACCAGCGCGTGGTGCGCAGTCGTCAAAAAGGTTTAGCTGGGCCACGCCCTGACTGAAGAAGTCGCCCAGCATGACACCCGCTTTCTGGTACCGGTGACCGTCCTTCCAGATTTTTTCCAGACACTTTACCGCGGCGTTGATGATGTCTCTGCTGTCATGCGTTGGCGTGAGCAGCCTTACCGATGCGCTGTTTCCGTAATATGGCTCATTAAGGGCAAACGGAGAGGTCTTAACGAAGGCGGATATAAAACGGCAATACTGGTGCTCGCCGCGAAGCTTTTCAGCACCACGGGCCGCGTAGCTGCAAATAGCCTGCCGCATTTGCTCATAGTCAGTAATGCGTTCACCAAAAGATCGGCTGCATACAATTTCCTGCTTCACCGGCGCGAACTCTTCCAGATCCAGGCATGGCTCGCCGCGCAGCTCACGGACGGTTCGCTCCAGCACCACATTAAAGTGTTTTCGGATAATCCACGTACTCTGCTCTGAAAGGTCCAGTGCGGTTTTGATGCCCATGGCGTTCAGCTTCTTGCTGATGCGCCGGCCAACGCCCCAGACATCCTCCACAGGAACAAGTGCCAGTAGCCTTCGCTGCCGGTCGACGTTTGAGAGGTCAACCACCCCGCCGGTCTGCCGTTGCCATTTTTTCGCAGCATGGTTAGCCAGCTTCGCCAGCGTCTTGGTCTGCGCTATGCCGACGCCAACTGTAAGATGCGTACGCTGTAAAATAGTCGCGCGGATCTCTTTCCCAAATTCAGTCAGGTCCCGGCAGTTTCTTACGCCGGTCAGGTCGCAAAATGCTTCGTCTATGCTGTAAATTTCCACGCGCGGGCTCATTTCTTCCAGCGTGGTCATTACCCGGCTGGACATGTCTGCATAGAGCTCGTAGTTGCTGCTGAAGCAAACTACACCAGCGCGCCGGAACAACTCCTTCTGCTTGAAGAACGGCTCACCCATCGCTATCCCGGCTGCCTTTGCTTCTGCGCTACGTGCGATTACGCAACCGTCATTATTCGACAGAACGACAACCGGACGGCCGCGCAGGTCGGGTCTGAATACTGTTTCGCAACTGGCATAAAATGAGTTCACATCGACTAAGGCAAACATCACATCACCGGATTGTCGTCTGTGAACGCCGCTGCGCCATTTATAAAGAAGGTCACCACACCCATAACTTCAACTTCATCTAAAGCATCACCTTCTATGCTTTCACCGTCTTCTGTGATGAGCGCACCGCCCATAACGACCGCGAACTGTAGCTGGCCGAACGCATGCACCAGCAGGCGCGTTCCGTTGTCGGGCACAAGGTCAGGCTGAAAAATCGCATATCCACCTGACGTTTCAACCAGGCATGAGTAGCGGTTAACACCACATAATTTTTCAAGCCTGTATCGCTGAGCGTTTGCCTCCATGGCCCCTCCAAAACAACTGTATATAAATACAGTATCGTCAAATATGAGGGTCGATCAAGTTTCATAGTGGTGCTAAACTTCAGACCTTTCCGAATTGACTGATTTTTATAATGTTAAAGCTCTTTGCTAAGTACACATCGATCGGCGTCATAAACACGCTCATTCACTGGATTGTGTTCGCTATTTGCATATATGCGTTTCACACAGGCCAGGCACTTGGTAACTTCGCCGGGTTCGTCGTGGCGGTGTCATTCAGTTTCTTTGCAAACGCCAGGTTCACGTTTAAGTCTTCGACAACCACGATGCGCTACATGCTGTATGTAGGGTTTATGGGATCCTTGAGCGCAGCTGTTGGTTGGGCTGCCGATAAGTCCGGTATGGCTCCAATTGTGACTCTCATTCTCTTCTCCGCAATCAGTCTGGTGTGCGGTTTTATTTATTCAAAGTTCATTGTCTTTAGGGATGCGAAATGAAAATTTCTCTGGTCGTTCCCGTCTTCAACGAAGAAGACGCGATACCTATTTTTTATAAAACGGTTCGGGAATTTGAAGGGCTTCAGCAACATGAAGTAGAGATAGTCTTCATCAATGACGGCAGTAAAGACGCGACAGAATCAATTATCAACGCGCTTGCTGTTGCCGATCCACTTGTTGTTCCACTGTCATTCACTCGTAACTTTGGGAAAGAACCAGCTCTGTTCGCCGGTCTCGACCATGCGACAGGTGAAGCGATTATCCCGATTGACGTAGACTTGCAGGATCCTATCGAAGTCATTCCGCACCTGATCGAGAAGTGGCAGGCCGGGGCAGATATGGTTCTTGCCAAGCGCTCTGACCGCTCCACTGATGGCAGGCTGAAGCGCAAGACCGCTGAATGGTTCTATAAGTTGCACAACAAAATCAGTAACCCGCAGATCGAGGAAAACGTTGGTGACTTCCGCCTGATGTCTCGCGAGGTGGTCGAAAACATCAAACTCATGCCTGAACGCAACCTGTTCATGAAGGGTGTTTTGAGCTGGGTGGGCGGCCGCACTGATGTCGTGGAATATGCCCGCGCAGAACGCGTTGCCGGCAGCACAAAATTCAACGGCTGGAAGTTGTGGAACCTTGCCCTTGAAGGGATCACCAGTTTCTCTACATTCCCTCTTCGTATGTGGACTTACATCGGCTTGTTCGTGGCCGGTGCAGCTTTCCTCTACGGTGCGTGGATGATTATTGACACGCTTGCATTCGGTAATGCTGTCAGAGGCTATCCTTCTCTACTGGTTTCCATTCTTTTCCTGGGCGGCATTCAATTAATCGGGATTGGAGTACTTGGAGAATATATAGGAAGGATTTACGTAGAAGTTAAGAATAGACCAAGATATGTTTTGAAGGGAAGAAAATGAGCGTATTTTGTTTGAAAGGTCGCGAAAAGGAGATTTCCTTTAACGTTATCTCATCAGTGATTTACATATTGCCGCTTCTATTTGCATCCCTATTTTACAGGGATGATTTAGGACGTGCGATATGGGGCGGCGGCTGGGACCATGACGGCAGGTACATCACCACGTGGATTATGGAAGCGTTGTCAACTGGAAAACCAATTACTGATATATTCCCATATGGGACGATAGCCTCTGCTATTTTTTTTGGTATTTCAGGGTTGATTATCACAAACATTTTAGGAATAGAAAAATCATCAACCTATAAAATAAGCTCGTTGTATGTGGTAACATACCCGTTCATCATTGAAAATTTAGCATATAGATATGATGCACTTAGCATGGGTTTATCTTTCCTTGCATGCTGCATTCCTTTTTTGATGCGAGAAAAAAGCTACACATTCATTTTTGCTTCTGTAGCATGTATTTATTTCTCTCTACTGACATACCAATCAAGTTTGTTCGTTTATATTTTGATTTGCATGGCGCTATGTGCAAAATCAATAATTGACGAAAATAAAGTGCCTTTTAAGCACATAATTGAGTGTATAATTTCAGTAGTTTTAGCGATGGTATTGGCGAAAATTACATGGCATTTAAAAGACGCAAATTTCCACGGAAGAGATGCCTTGTTTGTGTCTACACAATATCCAATTCAAGCTCTTGAGGTGAATTTCAGATCTTTTTACGACCTTCTAACAAGAGTTTATGGCCACTCTTATTTGAAATTAATATTTCCAATCATATTGTCTGCGGTATGTTTTATTATCTTTGGGGCAATAAACTTAATTTGCAACAAACACTATAAAAGACTTTCCTTGGCTATTTTGCTGATTCCAATATTTGGGCTAATGGTTCTTCTATCTCCAGGTCTAAACCTCTTCCTGGCCAAGCCGTTCTGGACCGCAAGAACCATGATGTGCCTGGTGGTAATTTTCTATCTAATGACAATGTTAGCTGATAGATTACTTTCCAAACACCACAATATTAAAAAGATAATTTTTTCTTTACCATTAATTTACTCATTTGCATTGATGTCTGCATTCTGTCAGTCACAACAGTCAAATAATAATTTTTATGACAAGGTGGAATCTATAGTTTACCAACACACCTCATTAGTTGATAAAGCTTCTGTAGTTATAGTTGGAAAACCTGAATTACCTAATGAAGCCAAGTCATTATCGGAGAAATTCCCAATACTATCAGCACTTTCACCATTATATTACAATGGTCAGTGGGTTTGGGGGCCGGTGTCTATGATGAAATCTGGAATTGCTACAGATACCACGGTTTATTATGGGGATAAGTGGAACTCTATTGTAGAAAATAGATGCTCATATAAAATGGTATACAGCAACTCAATAATGAGATTATATCAAAATGACAAACAATTTATTTTAAGCTTTGATAAAAAAAACTGTAATTAATAGAAGGCGGCCAATGGGCCGCCTTCTATTAGAATTTTGTTTAACATATCGCTAGGGGCAATTCTCAAGGACATTAAGCCATTCTATCTTTAAAAATTCATATTATTATTTCAAAGGGAAGGCAATAATTAAACATGCAATTATCCGCATTGTACCTATCCTTGAAATGACTTGGAAAGTCGTCACTGTCACACAGCTCTCCTATCCTGCATTCCTTCAGGTAGCTAACTACCCCGCACTTACCATGCGTGTTAATGCTCACTGTATCTGATGATATAATTTCAACATCTTCGCTTTCCAGTCTCTTGCCCGTAAAATGGAAACCCATAGGACAGCCATCCTTTGAGAAAGTGTACATGCCATTGAGGGTCTTCCTGAATTGCAATGGCTTTACAGGCACATTGAATTTGATCAGCAACTTATCATCATCAATGCGATGTGATGAGTAGGAAAGCGGATTCCATTGACGCCCTCCAAAAGTGCTTGTTAAATATGCCTGCGCCATTTTTTCGCCGTGTGCACGCTGGGCATGGGGGTACATATGTATCTCATTCGTTAAATGGTAGCGAGGGCCGGAGATATACATGTTTATCCCTGATCTGCTGGCCGCCTGATGCGCAAGCATTTGCTCTAAGTTAAGACCAAAGTGAGAATTTATTCTTTTGGCTTCTGTTTTAAATCCATGCCAGCAATAGTTGCTTTGCTCAAAGACGAACTCTGGTGCCTTTTCCTGTCCAGTTATTGCCATTATGTCTTTGAGATACACATCTCTGAAAGATAGTAGCTTTTCTCCATAACCTCTTGGTGCAATAGCATCATTTTCACCTTGAATCCAGAAGATGCCATCAACTTGAATATCACTTTTCGTAATCTCCTTTATCTTTTCTAAAATCCACATGCCGTTCAGATAAGGGTAACTGAATTTTGGCTCAGGATAATAAAGTAATGATTTATTTCCAGAAACAATATTGTAGTCAGAAGATTCTTTTGTTAGAGGTTTATTGTATTTATCTCCGTTGAGAATTAACTCCTCGGTTGGCTTGATAAGTTGCTCAATATATTGAGATCCTCTGCCATGCCCAAATACAATTAAATTGTCTTTTGGGAATGCCTTCGATAGATGTGATGCAATGCCATAAATCGGGCCCTCTCCAGCATCTACTCCGTAGGCCATCTCGCGTAAATTTGACAAACCGGCGCCATCTGGAGCTAAAGTTAATGCGCCTGACCTGTTTGCTGTAATGAATTTACTACCGTCTCTCTCACCTTCGTAAGCATCCTCATAAACATTCCATCGGCTTGGCGTTCTCCAAGTTTGCGAATAGTCAACGGTACCAGTGGAATTAGACTGCCCATAGACTATGAATACGCGGTTCTTCCTTCCAGCCACATAATCCGCTAAAAGAAGCCCTGAGCCTGACAGTGCGCCGATAGCCGCGGCTAATTTAATAAATTTTCTTCTTGAAACTGACATACACACCTCAAAAACGTCCTTGTTAATGAGGATACCACATCAGAGATTTCCTGTTGACTGCCATGTTCCAGGAGTGCCGGCAGTAACACACACCCACTCTTTAGGGCTTCCAACAGCCGGAGTGGAATTTATGCATCGCGATCCCCTTGGCCAAGTCAAAGTTGTAGGTGCGGCAGTATCGTAAAGAACTGGGAGAGATGAACCTTGTTTCACTAAACTTCCAAGCCACGACGGAACTGTTGGAACATCCCAACGGCATCCTGAGTGGAAGAACGACCCAACACCATCGGCATACATTCTAATAGCATCACCAGTTGTATTTGTGCTGTGACAGTCGATTAGTATGAGAGGCTCATTATTCCATGAAACGTTTCTGAAGAATCCGTTGAACCTGACGCCTTCAAGTTTCGTAGCGGAGGTTACAGTGAATGCAATATCAGAAGTTCCAGGCCCGGTGTGGCTAAAGTTACAATTTTCAAATGTCAGATATCCCGTCGTCCCGCCTGTACCTGTCATAACAACACCACAGGAAGCTGAGCAATTCCTTACTGTAGTATTATTGGCGGTATTTCCGAATGCAGCAGATACGTTAGAAATGCTAACGTTCTCCATTGTGATGTTATCACCGTTGCTGAAACTAACAACTGCGGCATCATAGATATCGCCATATTTTGTTATACTTCCTCCATTGAAATGGCAGCGAGTTCCTTGCAAAGAAATCATATAGCTGCCGCTAAATGACTGGTTCCATCTATGGATGTGGCAATTACTCAACTCAACGTTAAGTAGTGTTCCGGCATCATTGTAAATGTAGATGTCTATTTTTTTGTTATCGCCAGCCAGATGGTCGAAAATGTGGATGTAACGTGTAGGGGCATCATCTCCAGATTGTGAATACACACGAATGCCGTACTCGCTATTTCCGAACGTCTGGTTTCCTTTAAAGATCGTACCAGTACTCTTCCAGACAATGCATCCGCGACCACCGTCTGATATTTCTGTATCACTCAGATAACCATTATAGTTACCGATAGAGTTGATAATTTCATTGAAAGTTCCGTATCGGTCTTCAAGACCCATACCCCAGTTATTTTCAGATATGCAATCCTGAATTTTACAACGTGTGCAATTGATCATCTGAATACCAGAGCCGGGGACCCTTCTTACTGTCATTCCTTTAACAGAACTATATGAGATATCAGCAACTAATACCGCAGACACTACAGTGTTTGCTCCAACCCTGACGCCAGTGCCAATTATAAAGCCACCTGAGGTATGTGTATCAGCACCCCTTACGGCCAATATATAATTGGCTAGCGAAGTTCCCTGAATTAATCTTGATGAGCCAAAGTCTACTGACCTACCTTCTTTTAGTGTAATAGTGGCATCAAGAAGATAATCCCCGCCTGTAAATTGAATTCTTTTGGCTGCTTCAAACATAGCGTTAATTGCTGATGAGCAAGGCGTAATGCCATCAGGAACCGCGCCAGCCATTAATGGGTTGACTATATCAGCATTAACTCTAATCCACGCAGCGCCGCCAGTGGTTTTAAACACGGTAACGCCGTTGTCGGTGTAAGAGCTACCATCAAGCACGGCGCGTAACTGACCACCACCGTATCCTGTACCTGCTGTGTATTCGCGAAGGAGGATTCTCTGGCTGGTTGTTGTCGGTTCGGTATTGCGTAATGTAGTTACATCTGGCACCTGACCAACAAGACCAAATCCGGATACGGAGGCTAGCTGAGATCTCAGTGATGCGTCGCCAACAGACAGCCATTTGCCTATACCAACCCCACCAGTGCTTTCCGGAGTTGAGCCCTCTGGCACCATTTTTGGCAATGGACCATCCCAGCGATAATACTCTCCAGTTGCATCGAGGCGCAGAACTTGATTTGGAAGTGTGATGGTATTTCCGTCTTCAAAGCTGTCCAGAGTAATATACCCGAACTGGGAGATGGCCTGCTGTGCCAGCCAGCGCAGGCCCTCGATCGTATAATGCTTATTGCCGAAACGGTCAGTGTAAGTCCATCCCATCGAGGTAACGAACTCGTCAATTTTCCCGGCGTTGTATTTCAGGTCAATCGGTGATTCGCTCGGGACCGGTTTTTGAGTAGGTGTGGTAGCCATATTGATTCCATAAAAAAACCAGGCGCGGTGGCCGGGTATGGTTGGTCGGGGACGGTTCTTATTGGTAGATGGCGTCGCTGTATTCTGCGACGGTCAGAGATACCGTGTTATCTGTGTTAGGTTTGATGCTGTTGACCGTCCATAGCTGACTGTCCAGTTCCTCAACGGTCGCGATGAGGTAGCGGGACGGGAGCTGCACAGTGTCTCCGTTCCAGATATTGAGCTGAATGTTGGGGATAGCCGCGGTGAATCCGTACTTCGTGTCGCCACGCGCAGCCGCCGGATAGCGCAGTGTCGGGTTACCCAGGCTGTCTGTCACCAGCACATACATCGAACCGGTAAACGTGATCGGCTCGCTGGTATCAAAGTTATTACCGGCGCGCCCGGTGATGTAACCCTGTTGCTGGTTGCTGTCGTAGATGTCGGGCATCTGAATGACGCTACCGACCTGGATAATGCCGTCCTCAAACACTTTGGCGTTCATCTTCACCCGAGAGTAAATCAGGCGCTTGGTTTCTCGCAGAGCTCGTTCTCGGGCCTGATACTCATTACGGAAGCCGACGATCTCCAGCTTGTTTGGGTTTTCCGCTTCCTGCTCAACGATGGCACCGTTCAGCACGCGGTAGTTGATGTACGTCTTGTTGTTCGTGGTCGGGTGAACGTAGGACACCTGCACGCCGTCATAACCGCCTGGAAGAGTAGCTTCGTACGTCATTTTGTACTCGTCCGTCTTCATGTTGGCCCGGTTGAATACGGCCGCCGGGTAATCAACCTTCTGGTCTCGAGTAAACGTCAGCACGCCGTCATCCCAGTACGCCACCACCGACGCCGCATTGCAGATCGCCTGCACGCGGTCGCCGAGTGAGTCGTTCTCGTCGTCAAACGTGTAGTCGAAGTAGCCCAGTCGCTCATCAGGCAGGCTTTCGGCGATCGAGTACAGCCCGTACAGGTCAATGCTGCTTACCGGCTGCTCACCCATGATGAGCCAGGTGTGAGCCACTGCGTCAGCGAACGAGCGCGACGGCCTCAGGGTGTAATCCACCGTCTGCGTGTCCAGGTCGTACGTAATGGTATGGCGCGTCACCAGTGCGTTATATTTGCGCTCGCGGCTGCCAAGAGCGTTCTCTGTCGCCCTCACCTTCACCCGCACCAGCGTATCGGTCGGGTGAACGACATTCGTCCTGATGTTGATGCTGTGGATCTCTTCGACCTTGAGCAGTGACGCGTCGCCGGAGTTATCCGTGCGCTGGAAGCTGACCGCGTATTTCCCGAAGCCGCCGGTCGGAGTGATCTTGTCAGTTCGATAAAAAACCTCACTCGTCGACTGATGCGGCGTCGTCTGCCTGTATGCAAACGTCTGCTGCGTACCAGGGACTTGGTTGTACTCGTCGTCGATCTTCCAGATAACCACCTTCCAGTTGGTCTCTTTCTTCCCGCCGAGGCTGGACTGAGTATGCAGCCACAGCTGAGTTGACTCGACCGGGGAAAAGAACGGCCCAACCACCAGCGCCTCGTTATCGTTAAGGATGAATTTCGTGGTGTTGATCGTGGCATTCGCCGGGATGTCCTGCGGCCCCTCCAGCTGGTTCATTGTAAACGTGTACCAGCGCACCGGGTTAACAACCGCGCCGTCATTTGTTTCAACGGCGGAGATCAGCGTTCCGGAGAATGTCGCATCGGTAGTAACGTTGCCGGAGGCCGTGCTATACGTCACGTTGATGGTGAAGGTTACAGCGTGCGGCAGCACCAGCCCCATGAAGTAATCGAACTCGGCCTGCTTCACGATTTTCATCGCTATCTGGCCGCCGGAGTACGTACCGCTGACCACGGTTGTTGCAGTAGCGCTCTCTACCGGAAAATCACTGGCCTCGTTCTGCCCGGGAACCTCCTGCCCGTCGACATCATCAAACCCGTACCCCTCAACGATCTGCGGGATAACTTCGCCCGGCTGATAGAACTGGAATTCAGCACCAGCCAGAGAGCCCAGGCTCGATTCAGAGTAGCGCACGGACTCATAATCGTACTTACCAATCCCGATGCACATCCATTCCGTAACGTACTTCAGGCCGCCGTCTGTAGATGTCTGGTGTACGTATTCAAATACCGACTCCTGAATTAGATCCGGGAACGAACGAATCTGCCCGTAAATGTCCGGCTTGGCCTTGTAAACGCGGGCGGTGTTTGTCTGACCGGTCAGGCTATTATTCGGCGAGTCGACAGAGTTTCCACCAGTGTTGGCGATCGCCGGCTTCGGTGCCAGGAACGAGAATACCTGACCAACCACTTTGAAGATCGGGCTGAGGATGTCGCCGACAATACCCTTCGGCTGGTCGAAAATCTGAACGTGATCCAGCTCGCTCAGTTCAAACGCCAGCTCGTCATCGTCGCCCAGCTTTACGCCGTTGCGGACGATAAGTAGATCGCGGTGAAAGGTAGCGTCATTGGCCGCCAGCCAGTCATAAAAAAGGGTGCCGTTTGGCACCCTGCAACGCAGCTTAGGCGTTCCTGGAAAATTCGATATCTCAACCAGCGCCATATTCGAAAAACTCCACTTTGGTGAATGCCCGCTGAATGACCAGCAACGAATCCATGCGCACGCTTCCATTCTCGCCGCGGGAGTGCAGCGCCTGCCTGTTAAGCACCAGTCCAACGTGCGCTGGTTGCGCGCCGCGGTACCCGACGAATATCCCGCCGTCGACCGGCTTATCGACCTGGCGCCAGAAAACGACGTCACCCTGATAGCAGGTAAAGAAGTCGGACCCGGCTTCGTAGTCCGGTGTCTGGTGCAGCTCGATGCCGAGAACGTGCCGGTAATACAGCACAACCAGCCCCCAGCAATCAGTCTTTTCGAATGAGCAGGCGCGGTTAGACCACGGCACGCCGATCATTCTGCTGATAAAATCAGAGGTACTGAAGTCCCGTGTATTCGACTGGATCATATGGTTGGCCAATGTTGTTATTTAGCGGGTTTGTCATTGATAAAGTTACTGATGCGTTATCTGAAACAACATCGACAGTTTTTACAAATAATGTCCAATTCTTCATTGGCGTAGAGGTATCAACTCTATCGAAAACCTGACGAGTTGCCGTGATAGGCGACAGCCTGGAAACACCACTCCACTTCTTCATCAGCGTTTTGATATCTGAAGACAGTCGCCCAAGCTTCACCGTTGCGTCGATTACCGGAGTTCCGCTCTGCTGGCTCTCTTCGATTTCAAACCGCGCAGGCGTGTACGTCTGGCCGCCAAGCGTCTTCGGGAAGAACTGTTTGTCGACGAGGCGGACGTAACCAAAGGAGGGGTGATAAAACGTGATGGTGTTGTAACAGCCGCTAATCGGGCGCTTCTGATTATATTCACGATATGAAGGCATCAGGGAACCCTCGGAATACTTTCTGGATCGCGTCCGTCCGGATAGCCAGTCACCACGATATCCAGCCACGAATCCCACGGCGGCGGCAGCTCAACAATGATGTCGTCGAACTCATCGTCGGCGTTATACAGATGGTTGGCAATTACGGTTCCCGTCCAGGTCACCACCCCGCCGTCGATACTGGTTTGAACTGGCATCTGCGTGAAGTGAAGCTCCTGCAATTGCAGGCCACTGCCGCCAAGATTGATATTCATCCGGAACCAGTTCAGGCCCCGGTTGAGATAGTTCGGGCTGCGTAGCCACTGCTGGAATGCTCGCTCCTCAGCCAGAGTGAAGATCCACGTCAGCGACCAGGTCACTTTCAGGTCGTCGGTTTGATTCTCGAAGATAGCCGGGCCGACCGCTGGCTGATCGGTCTGGAACCCGGTATCGAGAGTCATGTTTTTGCTGGCCTTCTGCGCCAGTGGCAGCCAGTCGGGATAGTCGATAATTGGCATCAGCCCTGCCCTCTTGGCGTGCGTTTAACGTTCATGTTGCTTGTTATGGCGTTGCTTGCCGGGCCGCCGTTATTCATGTCAGCGATGAAAGCCTCAAGCGTCCACGAACCATCACCGTTCTGTGTAGCCTGAGCATCTACAGAGGCGGATGAGTAGTTGTAAATGTTGAGAACCGGAGCGCCGCCCCCTACACCGGAAGTCACGTCCTTATTGCTGATCACCCTACCGTTGTCGCCTGGTATCATGTACTGCTTACCGGTGCTGGCCTGGTAAATCTCAGGCTTCCCTCGTTCACCGACCTGATACATACTTCCTGCTGACACTGGTCCGCCATTGTATCTGGCCCCAGCCAAAGCCAGCCCTTGAGCAAGCCCAACGGTAGATGTTAGACCAGCCATCGCAGGCGCTGAGTTAGCGCCAAATGATGCCAGGCTGGCTAGCGCTGCGGCGGGAGCCCATGCAGCCGCCGTCGTGGTCGCCATACCGACAGAAGCAGCGGTAGAAGCTGCGCCCAATGTCTGCCCGATAATAAAGTTTTTGAGGGCCTCAACTCCAACCTGGACTAGCGCATTGACCACGCTGTTCAGCATCGTATTCCCGAGCGAACGCATAGCATCCTGCGCTGACATCGTTCCGGTGATCAGCCCGGTTAACGCATTGGATGCATTACCTGAAAACGTATCCACCGCGCTTGTCAGCATTTCATAACCAAGACCTTGTTGGCTGAGCAATTGCCACTGAGCGGCTGTCATCTGCTCATTGAACTGGTTTTCCTGCGCAGCCTTTAAGGCAAGGTACTGGGCATCGGTAGCTGCCTTTGCAGCAACGAACTGATCGTAATTTATTTTCCCTTTTTGGTAACTTTGCTGGAGTATCGCCTGTTCCTGCTGCTGATATTGCTGCATCAGGGCTAACTTCTGGTTATTTTCGTTCACCAGTTGCTGTACCGGGTCAACTTCGGCTCGGGCAGAAGCTACCGGATTGACTGTGGCCTGGGCGTTAATCTTGGCGAGGTTATTCTGGTGCTCGAGCGCCATTTTCTCCGTGGCAGCGTTATACTCCTTGAGATCTATTTTCCCAGCGTTCAGTGCGGCCTTCAGATTTTGCATGGATTCGGCGTAGGATTTATTCTCCGCCTGCAAAGGGATTGCCTTAAGTGCTTCAGTTACCCCTCTGGCTGCCGCTGCGGCATCCCATGCTTTGGCGGCGTATTCTCCAGCCTCTTTAATCTGTGCTTGAGTTGCAGCGCTACCGAGTGACTGCTGAGCATTCAGAACAGCTTGCGCACGAGACAACTCACCCAAGCTTCCTGCGGAAAGTTGCGCCTTCTGTCTAAGCTCTTCCAGCTTTTCGTTAACGGTCTGCTGCGCCTTAGCATATTTTTCTGCTTCCTTTTCGGCCTGAGTCTTTTTCTTTTTGCCTGTACCAGCAACAGCCTTTATCTCGATCGGTTTTGTGTTTGCCGCGGTCTGTGATGCTTTGGAAACAGCGGCCAGGTCGCCAACCAGCATGGCGGCTTTATTGCTTAGCCCGGCCAGCGCTTTGTTTTGCGCCTCCCAGCCATCAAGCCCAAGCCATGACCAGGTTCGCGCCCGGCGGGTAAACATCTCTGCTGTGCTGTTCAGTTCTGAAATCTGCGCATCCGCTGAGATTGCCTTCCCCACCAGCCTGTCGAGAGCGGCCGTCATCGAGTCGATAACCGCAACCAGTCCTGTGCTTGCGCCTGTCGCCTGGTTAACAGAGTCAATCATCGACAGGAATGAGTTTGTCAGCGCGGTATTGGCTTGAGCCAGAGTTCGAGGAAGTTTTTCGAACTCTGCATTTACTGAGCCGGTTTGTTTCTGGATGGCATTAAGCGCATCTTCTGCTGTCAGTTTCCCGTCCAACATCAGTTGACGCAGTTCGCCGATACTTACGCCCATCCCGGCGGCGATCTGCCGCGCCAGTTCAGGCATTTGCTCAAGGATGGAGTTGAACTCCTCAGCCCGGACAGTGCCGGAGGAAATTGACTGGCCGAACTGACGAAGAGCATTCGCCATTTCTTCGGAAGAGGATCCGCCAATGCGACCGATTTTCTGAAGCGTCTCGGTGAGCTGGATGATCTGGCCGTTGGTCGCTCCGGTATCGCGCAACGCCGTGCTGAGAGTCTCCCACAGCTTTGCTGTATCCTGTAGCGAACCACCCGTTGCCGAACTGATGCGCATCAGACTTTGCATAGTCTGCGATGCTGTCGCTGCGCTGCCAGTGAGCCTCTCTATACGCGCGTTGAGCTGGCTCATGTTGTCAGCAGCTACGAGAAACGCCTTGCCCCAGTCAACAACGAGTGAGGCCGCAATTGCCCCGGCGACGCGGTTGATATTAGTCTGCAACTCATCCATCTTTTTGGCCGCATTGGTCGCCGAGTTGCCGATGGAGTCGAGCGACTTATTGGCCTTTCCCTGCGCCTTGAGCAAGCCAGATACATCGGCCTCGATGTCGTAATAAATCTCGCCTGCTTTCTCAGACATCAGTTTTCTCCGGGCATAAAAAAACCCACCGGTTGGTGGGTTAGTTATTCGTGTCGTTTATTGGCATCGTTCGATGTAGGCCGGCGGTGGTGGCGTATCTTTCGAGCTGAGGAAGTGATCACCAAGGGTGTAGTCGACACCTTTTGAGAACATCCCTTTCGATTTCATTTTCAACTCAACGAAGAATGGATGAAACCCTGCATAGGCACCGAAACCGTTCTTTCCGTTAATTTCACCGCAAACAACAGCATTAACACGACCGTCATCGGCATCTGTCATCTTCACGACTTTCACGTTACGGAATTGTGCGCTGCCAGGATCCAGTAGATTGGCGGACACTTCAGATTGTGCCAGCGAAATCGCCTTTTCCTCTCCCGGCTTGCAGCCAGCCAGAACCAGTGGAATCACTAAAGCCAACAGTATTTTTTTCACTCTTATCCCCTGAGTTTTATTGTCGAGCCATATTACGCCCGGTCAGGCGATTACGGTACATCCATTATTAACTCAGGCCGCTTTCTTTGCTGATTTTTCGCGCTCAATCATTTCCTGCCAGCGGCGATCGTCATCGTCCATAACAGCGTCGTACTCTTCCCTGGTGAAGCCTTTCTGGTCAGGGTATTTGGCGTTAAGCATCATGGCAAATTCGGTCATAGTAAGATTTTCAGCCTCTTCCCTGCTGATCCCAAAATGGTTTCGCGCCGCCATGATGTATTCAGTCGCATGAAACTCCGGTGTCGTTTCCTTGCTTTCGTGCTTCTGCAACTTACGAACCTTCGCCCGTCCGATAACGCCATGCATTATCAGCGACTGAGCTATCAGAATCAGGTTCTCAGGCGGAAGCGCGCCGCGGTGCCATACGAATGTGCGCCTGCCAGTACGTGAAAGCTCATGCCAGCCTGTCAGCTCAGAAACGTCCTCGTCACAGCATGACTGAATGACGTTAATAGCCGAAAGCAATGCCTCGCGCACATAAGCAGCTGAACCTGCTGCATCCAGAGCCCACCTCGGCAGGGAAACATCACCGAAGTAGTAAGCGTAAAACCTGCGCTGATGCTCCGGTATAACACTGTGAATTTCGCGTGCCGCTTCAAGCATCTTTGCTACATCGTCATTGAACAGCGCATAGAAAGTGCGGACGATATGCCCTGGCTCGCCGATCCGCGCCATGTTACGGAACGATGGCCGGAAGAAGTATTCACGGCCACCAGCACCAATCAGGCACTCGCCAATCTCTTTCAAAGGTGTCATATCGCTCTCCATAACCAGTATCAAGGGCAGCACGCCGCCCTTTGTAGTGATTACGGCGCGGCAGTCACGGTAACTGCACAGGTGTCGGTGAAATCACCATCAGCAGTGGTAGCCGTAATAGTCGCGGTGCCCTCGGCAACTGCTGTTACCAAGCCGGTTGAACTGACGGTGGCGATGGATGGCGCCGAAGTCGTCCAGGTGATCGCTTTGTTAGTCGCATCGGTTGGTTGAACCGCGCCGCTGAGTTGTTGGGTTGCGCCAACGACCAGAGATGCAGTTGCAGGAGTAACTTCAACGCCAGTGGCCGCGATAGAGTCAGCGACTTCAAACACAACAGTGTCAGCGTCGTAGACCTTCCACTCGCCGGAGAAGGTGGAAATATCGTTTGTACCGAAATCACCTGACCATGAGGTGGTGTTCATGTATCCCTGGATATAAGTACCGGCGTTCTCACCAGCAAAGTCGAAACGAACCCACAGGTTAGGCTGACGGCCTGCCTGCACTTCGTCAAAGATGTACTTCGACAGACGCCACGCGCCGATCTCGTTATCTTTGTCAGACTTGCGAAACTCCCCTTCACCGGAGATCGTCAGATCCATGTTGTTGACCAGGTTCTCCACCAGCCCTTTGGCATCATCTGCCTCGGAGTTGATGGTGTTCATCGAATAGTCGATGCCCTTGGTCGTCATAGCGCCGAGACGCTTCCACTCGGAAAGCGCTGGCACTGCGTCGGGGCAGCCAAAGGCCATGCGTAGCACAGCTACTTTCCCGATCAGCTTGCCAAAATCATTAGCACAGCCTTGCATGTGTACCTCTCAAATAAAAAAGGCCGCCGGATGGCAGCCTGATGGGTTGGTGATGGGGTTATTCGCCGTAGACGCACATGAACTGGAGTCGGAAGACCAGGCGGCCCTCTTCGGTCAGAATAGGTGCTGGCATATTGCCGAGGTTTTGAATAAGGCCAAGGCATTCGTCGGTGATGTCGTTCTGTTCGACATAATTGATGATTTCCTGAGCCTTTTTAGCGGCTGCTCGGCGTTTATCCTTGGCGGAAATGACATCCACCAGCACGTAGTGGTCAGATCCGAGGTCATTCCTGATGTCGGTGCCGCCGTTAGGCCGGAACACGATGAATGCGTCGGTTAACTTCGTTGTGTCGTCCCAAGCCAGCAACTGAACAATGAATCCAGTGGTAAGCCCGGCATCAACGAAGTAGTTACGCACGCGCTCATACATGGCAGGTGTCATACTGAAAGCTCCTTGCGCATTACGGCATCAATCTGGCTGCGGGTATCCTCAAAGCCTTTTGTGAGGAACTCTTTCTGCGCGGTTGCGCGGCGGAAGGTTTGCGGCACATTCGGATCATGAACGAACACAGCGTAGTTCGCCGTGTATCCTACACGACCTGTCAGCCGAACGCCGCTGTTTATCAACTCCCGATACTGGCTATTCAACAGCGTCGAGGTGTCGATCGGCGTGTACAACGCAGCCTGTGAGCTGCCGATTATCATTGCTGACTGTAGCGCCCTGACGACCTTTCGCCCTTTGACGTCATTAATGATGCGGTTGAGCCCGGCTTTCGACTGCTTAACGCCGCGCACTTTGATGCCCATGTCTACACTCCCGTAATTATCGCCCAGTCATCTTCCAGACCGTCGAGAGTATCGTTCCAGCGCGTCACGTGACGGACCTCATCAGCACCTGCTACGACCGGATCCGGCTCAGCGCTCACACCAATCATGATGTAGTCGCCCTCATCGGCCAGTGCGTATGCCGTGAAAAAGGTGTTCTTAACGACCACTTCTTTACCGATTGAGCCGAGCTTTGCCGACAAGCCGCCGATGTAGTCGCACATGATGGTTTCAGGCGGTTCATATGGGTCGACAGGATCGCCCCACTCGTCATTACCGCCCGCGCCTTTACGCCATATCGTGCACGGTTTGTTGTATGACCATGAAGCAGTAGACGACATCAGCCCTCCTTCCAGCGCAGCACCTTCGCGCCAGTCGCCCGGATGCGCGGGCAGTTGATGAACCACTCGCCGTCCGATTTCACGTATCCGGTAGTCTCCCGCCCGGTGTCGGTCATCACCCAAACGCGGGTGAATGAGCGCGGTAGCCCGTGCTTAACTGATTTGTACGTCATCAGCAGCCCCCAACCACCATGAACAAGCCGACACTATTACCAGCGCTGATCGGCAACTCTCCGGTGCAGCCGCTGGTATCTAGCCGGGCCAACGAGTCACGCAGCCATGTGATGCCATCGTCGCCATATTCAAACGAGCGGGAAGCACCAGACGGTGCACCCTGCGATTTGATGCGGCGCGCGCCGGAAGACGTAGCCATAAGCGCTGCGGCGTACATCAGGATCAGCTTTGCAGTGCACTCGTCATACCCCGCGCCATCGAGGCATGGGATGATCTTGTTTACCACGCAGAGAATCGGCTCCAGCAGCGCGCCCGGGATGGAGTAACCCAATTCACCGAGGAACGCCTGCACGTCTGCCGCTGTGATTGGGTCAGCCATGGTTATTTCGCCTTCTTGATAGCTTCCGCCAGTGCTGCTTCGGCTTCGTCAGCGCGTTTGGTTTCTGCTGCCAGTGCGTCGGCGTGAGCCTTGTCTTTAGCTTCACCATCGGCGATTAGCTTTTGGTTCTGCTCCAGTGCGTCGGTGAGTTGCTTTTGAAGGGCCGTCAGATCTGTCGCAGGAGCTGAAGGAGTAGCCACTTCGAAGGTAAGCTTCTCGCCTTTCTTCTTGTCGGTATCCTTCGCCTTGCCTGTGCTGATCCAGCGCTCAGCTGTTGCATCATCCACATCCACCACCGAACCAACCTCCAGTTTGCGGAGGTTGGCACCGGCGTGCAGGTTGCTTGCCACGATTTCTACCAGTGCCATGATTTATCCTTAGCTTGATGCGTGAATTACGGAGTATTTGTTGTTGATGTCCTGCTTGACCATCAACCCCATTGCACCCCAGGTGCGCCAGATGTAGTCGCTGTTGTACTCCGGACGCGGAGATGCAACGGTACCGATAGCCTGGCCGACGATTGGAGCAATGACGCCAGCAGACAGCGGAACGATGACGATTTCGTTACCTGACAGTTGGCTGTCTTCTTTGATCGCCGCAACGCCGGTCAGTTTCAGGATTTCATCCATGATCGTGCCGGACTGGAAGTTGTCGGAGAAGTAGCGTTCCAGGTTGGAGATGATTTCACCGGATACGTACCAGGTCTGCTCTGCATACTGGTTGTTCACGCGGCGCATCTGATCACGCAGTGCGATTGCGCCAGCGCGGATGTCCTGAGACGTTGCTGTGCCAGAGGTAAAATCGATGTTCAGGCCTGAAGCGCCAAGGTCGATCTGCGCTACGCGCTCATCGTCACGCAACCCTTTCCAGGTCAGACCGTCAAACACTGCGAAGTTGCCAGCTTTGTCGCGGAAGCCGTTGAAGATGTAGTCAACGTAACGACGCTGAACGTCTTCAACCGAACCACGCTGCGCATCAGACTGCGACTGCAATGCCTGCGGGCTGTTGAAGATTGGATCACGCCATTCGAACTTAAAGCCCGAATCGTGGATAGGAACCATGGTGCCATCGAAGGAATAGCTACGAGCATCGAGTGCCGCGCCGACCTGTCCGGACATGGAAGTGTGAGCCCAGCCGCGGCCACCGGTACGAGCGTAGTCGTAACGAGACTGTTCGATTCGAACGGAGCGAGAAAGCGGCATCAGATCGTTCAGCAGAGTGAACTCGGTATTCGGCTCGAACTGCTGAAGAACAGTCGTGTCGAAAGCGCGATACAGGCGACGAATATCGTCAACTGCATTCACCGCATCGAGATAAGGAGCATTTTCTGCATCGCCACGGAACTGAGTCCGCGCCAGAAAATCTGCTGCTGCCTGAGCACTGGCATTTCGCTCAATTTCGAGTGCACGCCATTGCGCCTGATTTACCGCGAGGTTACCGGTCTTTTCACCGATAGACTTGGAGAATACAAACATATCTGCTCCTTATTTGATTACGACACGAAGCAGATCGCCTGCCGCCGCTGTGTATGATTTGTCTTCCTCGACGTAGCAGCGCACTGACTCATCGCCAGCAGCCACTTTGACTCGACCGTTTGCAATAGAGAGCGCCTGTCCCTTGGTGTAGGTGCCGGCTGCGGCACGAACGTTCAGGAACATGCCCGGCAGAGGTTGAATACCTACGACAAGCTCTCCAGCCGGGATAGCATCGTCCACTGACAGGCAGCGCAGATAGTCTTTGTTGGCCACATAGAGAATTGCAGCCTCATTGCCATCCACAGAGGCAGTGAACTTGTCCGTTGCACTGAAGAAGCCAATGGTACCCGGAGGAGTAGATGCCGCAGCTGCGCCTTCACGGTTAAGCAGCGGATTAGGGAACACGCCGCCGGCGTGGATGATATGCTTTCCGTCTTTAGCCATTTTTTACTCCGGCATTTCGCTGACTGATTGGGTGTTAGTAGCCTGATGGCGGAATGCACCGTTCAGGCCGGTTGAGGTCTGGCACTGAGCAAACAGCTCTTTCAGCGGCTCGCCGTCCAGCGCGTTCACCGCAAGATCGGTCATGCCAAACTTGGCTTTAACCGCGGAGCGCATATTGCCCTTCTCTGTTTCAGCGCTGGCGTTGATCTGGCTGTTCAGGGCTGTTACCTGCTCGGTAAGCACCTTGGCCCAGGCTGGCATCTCTTCGTTATTGGTGGCCTGCTCTTTTTTCTTGGGCTTGCCGGTTTCCGGGTCGATTTCTTCGTCGCCATTTTTCTTGGCGGCGGCTTCGTCGGCCTTCATCTGGTTGTATGCGTCCATCAGCTCGGCGTCGGACTTGCCTTCGGTCGGCTTACCAGCGGCTTGCAGCGCATTGATAATCAGTTCTTTCATCGGATCGTTCTCTCCGTTGGTTTTAATCTCGTACTCAGGTTGTTTGCGCACGACTTCTACAGGTTCGCCGACGAATTGGGCCTTGCCGTCATCGTCGATGATGTACTTCTGTTTGAAATAACGGGAATCATCCCGGTATACGAAGGTGTCAGGCCATACCGACTCTGGCCAAAGCCAGTTGTCATCAGATCGACCCTCTCGCAGCTTTTCACTGATTGCTCGCTGGATGTCGTCGAAGGAAAAGTTGGAGGCATTGGTAAAGAAGAATTTGGTTTTGTTGATCAGGCCATCGCGGGTGCAGTCGATTCCGTCAGCCAGGCGGGCAACTTCGATCTGCTGCTCATCACCTTCTGAGTTAACGAAGATGCCCACGCCCTCCTCCGGCGTACCGGCGCCAGGCTCATCGAGCAGCACAGCAACATGGTCAAACATCATGTTTGTGGCGATCTCGTTGTACTTCTTGCCCTTCGATTCGCCGTTGGCGGCGATACCTGAATAGAGCAGGCCTGTGGAGATGTGGATCGGGTCAGAGTTGGTGCCGGCCAGCATCTCATCCAGGCGGTTGATCAGGCGCTTGCCCTTGTCGCTCGACTCGGCGTACTGGCGGTTAACGTACATGTCGCCCGTAACCTTCCCGTCTTTGTGGCTGACGTTCTGTAGCCAGGCGCCGACGTGGTATTCGTTCACCGCCCTGACATCGCGCGCCGATACATGCTTGCCGTCCACTTTTGGGTGGCCCAGCGGCATCGGGTTACGTTCAAGCGTGTTGTAGGCCTTTTCGATTTCTGCTGCCGGGTACAACTTCCGGTTCATCACGATATCGTCCACGACAGGCGTGATGCCGCGAACCACGATATGTGGCTTGCCGTCGATGGTTTCAGTGGTGATGTTTGAAGCGGAGTTGACGACGGTCAGCACGTTAACGCGGTTGCGTTTCATGCTGGGTCCTCGTTGATGAATTTAAGGCATTAAAAAAGGCCGCCGAGGCGACCTTAATCTTAGATAGTTGATTCTTTACTCGTACCTTGACTTATCGACAAATTCTTCAAGCTTTTTAACAACATAGTCAAATACACTTGTGAAATCACATTTGTCGTTAACACTTCTGCATTCAATATCTTTACCGGCAATGTTGATAAAATAATCACCATGCTCTTTACGGAAATAACATTCAAAAGTCATTGCACAATCTAAAATTTCGCTGCCAAATTCCGATAAATTAACCTGCAAATAGAAGTGCAAAGAGTTCACTTGGCCTTCAATCTTTTCCATAAGGAAAGGGGGGGCTTTCTTTACATTGTCCCCATCCATCATGCCTACTGTGACGACTGAATATTTGTTATCGCGGCTATCGCACAAGCCAAATCCTTCGACTCCAAGATATGAAACCAAATCAGTACCAAAGCTGTTTATTCTCTGCTGAAGGTCAGCCCAGTAGATACCTTGTTGCGCTCTATATTCGGTAAGTTTTTGTTGAATTCCACTGTAAATAGTCATTTGCATCTCCTTGTGTGTCTATGCAATATGTCTATTTTCAATTTCTTGATCAACTAGCAGACTCCCACTTCTTGCGCTCTGTCAAAAGCTTATTTTCAAGACCCTCATTGAAGATGCTGCCGTCGTCGTTGAGCAGCGCCGGGATCTGACTGCAGTAGCAGTTATACCGGTTGCCGTTCTCGGCGTAGAAGTCCCTAACCTCTTCGGTGATGTAGACCTTGCCGTGACGACTGGCGTGCCAGGTGCGCGTAGTTGGCTTGAGCGCCGACAGCCACAGAAGGCCGGTATTAATCCCTAGCCGGTCAGCGGCCCAGTCAGTCTCATTCCACTGCGCCTGCCGCAGCGCGCCGACCTGCTCAGTCTGAGCGATGGTCTTGGCCTTCGACATTGACACATCGAGACGCTTGCTGATGACGCTGGCCGTCTCGCGAGGATTCACGCCGCGCGCTACCGCATCGGTGATGATGTTGGTCAGGTCGCCGCGGGCTGTATCGCTGATGACCTTCCAGTCACTGAACGTTGTCAGCCTGGCCGCCGCTATCTGGTTAAGGTAACCTGGACTGTTTAAAAGCTGCTGTAGCGTCGTCTGGCTGGCGTACACCTGCGACTGCTGCGAGAGGTTGTTGAAGGCTTCCAGCGTGCCGCGCTGCGCTTCTGCGGCGACGTAATCCATCGCCCATAGGTTTTGCTCGCCACCTTCAAGCAGGTAATCGTCGAGAATCGACTGCACTGCTTCGAGGAGGTCAGCCAGTTCCTGCGCCGACATGTCGTAGATGAACTTACCAGCGTTGACCTGGTAGAGCCTCATATCCTCGCCGTGGTCGTGGCACAGGAAGTGCCAATTATGGCTGTTTACCTCACGCTCTCGCCCGATCAGGCGCTGGTCAAACAATGCTTTCAGCGCGCGCTTGATGCCGAGATACCGCTCCTCGATATCCCGGTACATCGCGGTTACCTGCTTCGCCGATCGAGTTGGATCAACCTTGCTGCGCGGAACTACCGGTGTCCCGACTTTCGTCTTTTGCTCCGGTGTCATCGGAAAGAGGATCATCGGTCGTTACCTTTTTATTTGGGTCAGGTGGCTTAACATCTTCACGCGGCTCAAGTTCTCCCGCTTCCCTGACCTCGTTCTCATCAACAGCAGGAGTACCGTAGGCTTGCTGAGTATCCTTCGCCACCGCAGCCATTTCCTTCATGTTGGCAATCTTCTCTTTCTCGCTTGGAGCAAGTAGATCAGACCAGGTTAACGTGATTTCTCCAGATTTAGGTGGTTCGATAACCTCCACAGTCCAAAGACGTTCTATAACTGCACTTGCCCGGTCAGTCTGGAACCCGTTGCGGCGACCATTACAGCGCTTGGCAAAGTCGTTTTTGTCCTGATCTGAAGCAAGCCTTCCCGTCTGCTGACCAAACAAAATGGTGAATGGCATCTGAACTGAAGAGGAAAACTGGTTAGCTGACACTGTCCACGTTGGACTCGGATCGGCAGCGGCAACGGAAAGCACCTTAGCCTCTCCGTCCTGCGTCACCAGCGCTGAATCAGTACCGGAATTAAGTTTCTGGATGGCAGCGTTTAGCGCCTCAGCCAGCCCCGAATAACCAGCCTTCTTGGCATCATCCATGATTTTGTCAATCTTGGTGTCTTTCGACATGTTAATGCCGAGCTGCCTGCTGGCGTTTTTCAGGAACCCCTCAGCGCTGCCGCCGGAGGTTTTAGCCATATCAAGCAGGTCGTTATAGCCTGCACGCAAGAACGGGATGCCAGCCAGTGAGGACTCATCTTCTGAGCCCTCGCAAAAAATGATGATGCGCTCAGGATGAATTTTGATGGAGCGCATAGGACCAACGATACTGCCGTTGTCCCCTACAGGTTGCTCCTGGAAATAATAGAACTTCGGCATGGCGTAATCTGGAGACTTCTGATCCTGCTCCAATTCCCCAGGCTTCACCTGCGATTCCCATGCAGGAATCATCTTCACCAGTCCGCGTTCGCGTGAATTACGCATAACGTCACGGTTAACTGGATCAGACCATTCACGACTATCGGCAAACTGAAGAATGAGAGCTGAGTAGTGACCGACAAGGTTACGTCTATCCGCGTCCTTCACCTTCGCCCAGTATTTCTTCATGAGCTTGGTGACTTTCTTTTCCCATGGCGTCGACTTTTTAGACTTCTTCGTCTCGTCACCATCCACTATTACAGGGTTATCAGACCAACAAGCATCCAGTAGCTTATGAACAGCACCGAACGCTGCACCGTTGCGCTCATACATGTTGTAGAAGTGGTCAAAGTCGAGACGCTCAGGATAGCCAAATTCACACCACAGATGATGTCGCTTGGTGTTGCCTGATTTATTGAAGCCAGCCGCATAAAGCTGTCGAGATCGCGATACCTCGTTGAGGCTATTCACAATCAGCCCAGCGAGGACTTGTATTTCTGTATCGTTACTCACTGAGTTGTCCTTATGTGAAGAATATCGCCCCTGAACGGCGAGGTGAGTGCAGCACGCGGTAACGGGTTGCATCCCAGTCGTGGTCTTCCTGCTGGGTATCTACGTCATCCGGGTTTTTGCTGTCGCGAACCAGCACGGGTATGCGGCTAATCCATCCGCGGCAATGCTCAAACACGTAAAAGGCAGGTTTCTCAGGGATGCCAGATTCCAGCTTCTTACCTTCAACCACAGCCTCAAGCATGTCAGCGAAGACTGATGCCCCGTTAACTCGAGATCCTGGCTTCTTATTTGCCTCAAGCCATTCGACACCCTGATTTTCCATTTTCTGGCCGATCGATAACTCATCGTCACCGGTGTTGAAAATGGCGCTATCAGCCGGGCCCGGGATAACTTCCGAGCATATTCCCGGGACAATGTTCAGCTGGCCCTGCGTAACACCGTCTATTTGAATCTCTTCCGGCTCGTCGACATCTTCGCCCACCAGCCGCTTGTCAATCCACGCCACGCCTTTCGCGACGTTGGTGGATGACATATTCAGGCCTTTGTTCAGCTCATCAGGCGGGCAGCCATACCATTCTCCGATCAGGATTAACGTCCCTGCCGGCGGGCAAAACTGCCTACCATCAGGCAGCTCGGCGGCAGTGCCATCAGCCTGCGCCCACCAGAGATTAGAGAACGGCTTCGACTCACCCCAGTCATGGGAGCGGTCGACGGTCCAGCTATCCGGTATGCGGAACGGCTTAATGACGTGCAACGACTCATTCCACAGGTGGTCAAAGCGTCCGCCACTGGTCACATCCCAGGAGCCCTCTACCCAGGCCTTGCGCCGGTTTGGGTCTTTGATGGCCATCAGGGTCGCTATGTACTGCGGGTCGAGGTACGGGTTCTCTTTGAACGATCCGTGGATGGCTACGCGGGTAAGCGTGATTTCCTCTTCTCGTTCAGTCTGGGGGTTGAAGACCATTTGCCTGTCACGCTGCACGGTTCCGCGCGGCGCTGGCTCAATGAAGCGCTTCTTCACCCAGGTATGGCCGATTCCAAACGGGTTAGTCGTGCTGAAGGTCTCCAGCGGAATTGGCCTCAGTAACTTGCCATTCTCCAGCGGGTAGTTTTCCGGCCTGAACGATGAGCGTCGGCAGGAGAACATCATTTCGTAGAACTCTGGGGACTGTTGTTTCGTCAGCTCGTTAAAGCCGATAAACGGAAATTCCTGCCCGTGGAAATCCCAGTAGTCGTCAGCCTCTTTGCCGAAGCGGAAGAGCAACTCCTCGCCAGTAGGCCATACCCATCGCAATTCGCTCGCAGATGACAGATAGCGCGCACCGTCGTTGAACAGGCGAAACATACGCTTCGACTGAGTGATGATGTCGGCAAGGTTCTTATATTCGGTGTCGAAAATGACGCCACGCCAGAACGAGCCATAACCCACGCCGACATTACGCCTGAACCTGGCTAACTGCGCAGCTGTCTTGCCCGGTCCGCGAGTGCCCTCGAACAGGATTTCGTTACACGGGCAGCTCAGCGCCAGGGACTGAGATCCAGGCAGTGGCTTCCATACAGCTTTGTAATTCATCCACCGAGCACCCCGCCCTGTTGTTTCTGCGCTGCCGCCTCCCAGTCATCCACGCTGTCACTGGTTGGCACCAGCATGACGTTATGCGTGACCTCTTTTGTTTCAGCCTTATTCTCGATGCTGTATGCCTCACGCTCGAGGCCGATCAGCGTCTTCAGGCTGTCACTCAGGTCTTTCATGGATTTAACACGGGAAGGCAGGCTGATTATTTTGTGATACAGATCGTTGAGCTTATCCTGACCTTTATCGTCATCACGGCGCATCAGGTCACCGAGCATCTCAAGCGCGGCCACATCGCCACACTCACCGGCCAACTCATCGAATAGCATGTTTGTCAGTTCGCGAGCCCGTCGGATGTCTCCCCTGTGCTCCATGCGTACCGTGGCAATCACCTCGGCAGTCGCCTCTATCAGTACGCGTTCGGTCAAAGTGCTTTCGTTGCGTACCTGTTTGCGTACCTCCTGTTTGCGTACCAGGTCGTCAGCCTTTTGCTGAATCTTCGCATTGAGGTCACGCGACCAGTCGTCACGCTTGGCACGCTTACGGATAGCGCCTTCGCTAATGCCGTGCTGCGATGCAATCTCTCGGAGGGACATCACTCCGGCCCGGTACGCCGTCTCGATGGCCTCCCAGTCCGGTTTGCTCATTCGTTACTCCGTTGCTTGTTCTGCTGGCTGTTCAGTCTGCTCTTCCGGTACAGGCGTGAACTCGACGCGCTTTACATCAGCAGGAGCGAAATACAGCCACTGGCCCGTTTCGGTCGCCAGCGGCACAAAGCCATTTACCAGCTCAGGCTGACGTCGTGACATCTTGCCCGTGTACTCGCCGCCGTCGTTCGTCGTCAGTTTGATAATGTAGATGTCGGACATTAGGAATCTCCCATCCGATTTAGATGATGTCTGTTTTACTATCAGCCATGGGATTGGATTAAAGCCCACTATTAGAGAGGTCATGTCCAACAGCGTTAGACAAAACTGGCCTTCTTTCCTCCCCAAAATCGCAAATCCCTGCCCTTGCGAATTAGAGACCACTATAGAAGGCCAAATCGCGGCCATTACTTTCAAGTTTTGAAAAGGAGATAAAATGCTTACTTCCCAGGGCTGGGTTGCGATTCTGCAAGCCCCTATCACATACATTTTGGTCTGGTTTTCTATGAGCGTTATCCATTACATGATAACTGGCGTTCCATTAGTATGATTGAGAGGTTGCCATTACGATGAGACCACCCATGGTGATGGCAACAAAAAACCGCCCGAAGGCGGCTATTTAAGTTTAGTAGTTATCCATTCGCAAAATCTATCCATTAGCTTGTCCATTGATTCCTCAGCGTCCGTTACTAGCGGAATCATCTTCTCTAGCGCATTAGCTTTGGAGATCTTACCGGACTCCGATAATCCATAAGCTTTATTGCATTTATCCAGCTTTTCAAAGATTGCTTCAACATCTTTTTTGAATTCAGGAAAGTAAAGTTTCACTAATACATCTACCTCTCCATGAGTGGACGTATTGATTTTTTCTCTTATGACTTGATCCAATAATTCTTCGGAAATGCTACCTTGCAAGTAACCCAACCGCGCGGAATAGAAGAAATAAATTTCTTTACTCCATTTTGTCATCGCGAAGAAAGTCTGCTCACCTTTCTCGCGCATAAGTTTTCTGGATTCTTTTACTGATTCACTTTTAACTTGTTTATCCCACCGTTTCTCAGCAAAAAGGTTCGTAAGCAAGGAACCGCCAAGCGCACCGGTCAACCCGGCTAATCCAGTTATCACTGCTGCCCATGGAATTTGAGTAACCACTTCCGCAGAATTGGCATCCATAAAACCCCCACTCAAAAGAGTAGAAATTTAGCATTATCGAAGCCCCTCAGTGAAGAGCTTCTGTAATGTCAATCAGCCAATCAGCAGTTCTGGCTGCGTCACCTGCATGATGTGCTCATGCTCAAGCTTCAGCACGCGTTTTTCCTTCTTCCTTTCGTTCATCAACCGACTGCCGATCGTTCCCTTGAGCTTTGAGCGCGTTTCTTTTATGGCGTAGCGGTGTTGCATTTCTTCACCCATGGCAACTCTTCGGCTCAGTTGCTCCGCCATCCAATTAAAGGCATTGATGTAGCACTCCTTTACTGCGGCAGCTGTTTTACCGGTGAATCCCATCACGAGCATCATGCATCCGTCGCGGGTGATGTTATACATAGGCTGAACATCGCCATTTTTATCAATAAAATCAATGGGCGCAAAATTGCGCCGGGTGAAGTCATCGGAGCATTTCAGGTTACGTATGGCGCGCAAAACGTCTTTATGTCGCTTGCCAAAGTAGTCAGCCACCTTGAGTGATGTGGTGATTATCTTGTTATCGAGAGTAGTTACCATTTCACGAAAATCGAAAGCCGGAATAACTGACGGATTATTCATAGCGTGTACCTTTCTTTGAGATGAACCTTTGCCGCATAGGAAATCAGCCCGTCGAGGCTCGCCAGCACTAACTGACTTCCTCAAAGGCTCATTTCAAAGGGTTTGGTTCGACGTGGTTTGAGTGCGCTGCGGTGCGCGGTGAAATGCGGATACAAAAAAGCCCCGCTAATACGAGGCTCTGTGATTCTGCTACGGTTAAAGTCCAGAGGAGAGACTGTGTCAGAACCTCAGGGATGAGGCTCTATTTCCCCTGGGTCTGCTTATCCCATTCCTCACGAAACTTGGATGGGTTGTCGAAACCTTCACTGCACTGGTTGATTTTCATCATTTCGCCCTTTCTCAATTTTGCGAATTGCTGCCCGGTCGATGTTGCACTGACCGACGATCCCGTAAAGTGTCGCGTTCATCGAAACACTGTCACCGTATGAGGGATTGTCTGGCAGATCAGGCACATCAATTCGCGATGTCAGATCCGCCGGAAGGTTCAGGGCCGGCTGCTTTATCACCCGGTATTCCACGGGCGGCTTCTGCTGCTGCGCGCAACCGCTCAACAGCGGCATCAGGAACAGGAGCAGCAGCGCACTTATCTGCCGCCAGGTAGCGCTTAATCTCGCTCTGGAGCATTCGGTTCTGCTTGGCAGACTCAGCCCGTTGTTCTGCGACTTCAGACATGACCACGTTTTGCCTGTTAACGGCGCCAGCAAGTTCTTTAACGCTCCCCGCCAGATCGTCATTTTTAGCCCTCAGGTCGTTGATCTGCACATCCTTGCTGTCGTTAAGCTGTGTCAGCCTGTCGTTCGTCGCCGTTAACTGATGATTGCGGGCATTTAGCCCCCACAGGCAGATAGCGACGAGAATGATGAACGCGCAAGGAATGAGAATGTGCGCATTATTTTTGAAAATGCGGAATAAACTGATTAACCCGAACATAAAACCCCCTTAGCTTTAGTCAAGCGGGCTTTCCTGTCCTCCAGTCCGTTGGTACCACCGTTGATGATTCTGGTGATGCGGCTAACATCATCTGAGTCAGCGATAGCGTTAAGTCCGTGATTGCTCCACCAGGCAGCTGCGGATTCAGCAGCATATTGAGGCTTAGTAAGTAGTTCCGGGCTCTTCACGATATCAACGCCAAGCTGCTTCACCAGCGCGGCGTAATTCGCTTTCCCCGTCACCTGAATCAGGCCGCGCCCGCGGTAACGATACCCATCACCACTGTTGCGATCGCCGTTCCCGTTCCGATTGGCGTAAATGATGCTGCCAATCATTTTCTGGTCGGCAGGGTGAGCATTCTGGCCCGAATCAACACGACCATATTTGAAAGCATCTTCCTGGCTGATTCGATTGCCGAACATCGCCAGCAATGCGCCGTAGCGGTAATTAAGGCTCTCTTCCACATGCGCGAAGCCAGATGATTCATGGCCGACCTGTGCGAGGAAGTGAGCCTGCCTTAACGGCGTGCTTATGTCGTATTTCTGCATTGCCGCCAGCACGACTGGAAACCACTTTCCGGCCAGCGCCGAACTTACGCCTGTTGCTTGCTGGAATTTACTGAGGGTCAGCATTTGCTTTGTCTCCCGGTTCATTCAGGCCAAGGCGACGGCGCGCATAGGCGAAAAGCGAATCCACCCCCACATACCCGACGCCAGCCGAGATCGGCCAGCAAAGCTCAGGGGGGAAATTCCAGTTAAAGATTGCCCATATAGCCGTGAGTGTCGGCTGAGCGAAGAAGCAAAGGATCCCGCACATCGTTGCGCCGGCGATCCGGTCTTTCCACTTTGATTTCGCGCCGCGCGAGGTAGCGAGTATCGACATGACAAAAGCCAGTACCGAATAGCCAGCTTCGTTTTTGTGGTTTACAAGCCACGCAAGCATCACCGCCCAGGTATCTGGTCTGTCTTGCATAGTGGTTTTCTTCATGTTCGCACCTGCTTGGTGCTGGTTGGTTAGGTCAGGCCCTCGGGACGATTTAACAAGTAGGCGTGTCGATGATGGTTCCCGGGACCTGAAAATAAAAAAGCCAGCGACAAGCTGGCAATGTGAGGGTAAGGCAATGTCGGCTCTATGGCCGAAGGGTCCCAGGTAGTGGGTTTGGTTTGTGGTGGCCGGCGCTGATCTCCGGCTTGCTGCGACTGCCTACAGCGGGCTACGTGGCCACACCGAATCCAGCGAAAGATTCTTGCCCTTGCGCATAAGCCTGCGCATTCACCACAACGGACAGAGCACTCGGTGCATTTAAGCTAAGCCCCATACGGGAGAATGCTCTTTCCTGTTGTGCAGATACGAAAAAGCCCAAGGCGTTAACCTCGGGCTTAAATTCTTTGTGTCGACAATCAAAGCTATGGCGACGATATCAGATTTACATGAAATATATGCGTTTCAGTTCGGTTTTGCAAGAGTTGCGCGCGAATTTGTCGCCTTTTGTTGTGAACGTGATCGCGTTACTGAGATAAGCGCACCGCTATCGAGCCGCTTAAAGCTGTTACTCATCGCCAGCCAGTGAGGCAGATAGGTTTCTGTCCAGGTGGATTTCGCAACGCCAGCCAGCTCCGCCAGCGCCTGATATTCGTATGTCTCACGACCCGCCAGCTCTGCTTTCACGTCCTGCGCCGCCAGCCAGATAAGCTTCTTCAGGCGCTCCATCGTCTTGCTGGCCACCTTCTTAACGCCGAGTTGCTCCACGAATTCAGCCCACGCCCATTGGGTGATAGCCACCTGGTATTCGAAGCGGGTGTTCTCGCTGTAGTTCCATAGCAGCCACGCTCTCTGGTGATCTTCCAGCGACAGAAGCGCGCGCCGCCATGACGCGGTACCGTACTCTACCGGGCTGACCAGCGCAATGGATGAGCCCTTTGCGCGGGACTGGCTGCCGCTCATTGCGGGGCCGTCAGGGTTAACTTTCCGGCCGGTGACCGGGTCGGTGATTTTCTTCCGGCCCCGGCTGCGCGCCGTTGCGGTGAATTGCGCGTTTTCGGCGAAAGCTACCAGTTGCCCTTTCGTCGCCCCGCTCAGATCTGCGGTCGCCACAATGAGCTGCTGACGTACGTATTCCAGTTGCTGACTGTTCATGCGGCTTCCTTATGTGGCTGATTGGTTTTGGTCTGGCTGTGCTTTGCTACTGGCGGCAGGCTGGCGCGCTTAACGCTTTCTGCCTGGTACCGGAGGAAGTCGGTATAGTTCATGCTACCTCCCGCTGTTTCAGTGCTTTGAGCCTGGCGCGGTACTCATCGCGGATCCGGATGAAGTCTTCCCGGCGGTAGTTGGTCATTTCGTGGGGACCGTTGAGCCAGTCGACGTATTCCTGATCGTAACGAGCGACCAGGCCAGCTTCGTATTGCTGCGCCACGGTCGCCTCTTTGGCGGTGTACTTGCCAGCTCCGGCATTACAGGATTTGCACTGCTTATGGGCGTTGCGTTCTTCAAAGCGCAGTTCAGGGTTAGCGCCGACAGTCTTGAAGTGGCCGCAGTCCCATTGGCCGCCGTGCAGATCAGGCGGATTGGTCTCGCCGCAGCTGATGCATGGCAAATCAGCATCGCGCGCGCGGATGTAGGCGTTGAATGCCTGCTGAGCCTGCGCTTTGTAATAACCGGCAGGCCGTAGCTCTGCCAGCCGCTCCTTGCGGCGCTGGCGCCCTGCTTTCTCTGCTTCCTTCTGCTCCTTGATGCGCTTGGCCGCGGCTTTAACCTTCTCCTTCTCGCGTTCTTCCATCGCGAGGATTGCTCCGTGTTCCGGGCTGCACCAGCGGATCCGAATATCGTGGAATTTCGGCACGAAGTATTCACCGCATAATTTGCACTTACGGCGGGATGGTTTACGCATGATTCCTCCGAGCCGCAAGACGCAGCCATTTCTGATCCACTAGGCGGGCGGTGTAGCCCTTCAGTGTTGGAATGTCGGACGGCTTAACCGCTGGCTTACTTTTGCGGCGCGCCGGAACGCGGAAGATTTCGTTGGTGATGACGCGGCTGAGAGGACTACCCACGGGAAGCCCTCCACTCTTGCGCCCAAGCGATGCGCTTACTGGATGCCTCGGAGAACTTCACGCCGCAGTCGGTTCCGAACCAGTAAATCGCCTCAATCACGTCGACCATGTAGCGCTTGCTGGATTTGGATGTGCTGACACCAAAATAAACTCGCCCGCCATTAATACCCGGAGCTGATTTCTGCTCGCGTTCCGGGTCCTGCATCTGGCTTACCAGAACAGTGATCAGGTCTTTCCATTCCTTCGGCTCAAGCTTTTCGCCATGCCAGACAACCTGGTCAGACAGGTCTTTCAACAGCGGCCACATCAAGCGATTTTGCTTGTCTGTGCGGGTCTCTTCCCGTGCCTCGACAACCATCGGCGCGCGAGGGTTTACCGGCAGGGTGCGAATGTACGCTATGAGGTTATCTTTAACGGTGTCGTTAACGATGCAGTAGTGCTGTTTCATACGCCACCTCCGAGAGGTAACGCAGAATGCAGAAAATCGCAGGTGCATTTCTGCATCTGTGACAAGATGAGGAGTTCAGATTGTGGTCGCATTTAAGTCCCCTTAAATGCGCAGAAGTCACCGGAGTTGTTCAGGTTCCGATGACATGATTATGGCGGGTTGATTACTGAAAATCAAAGTAGAATGTCAAAAAACTTGCCACAGATTTCCCTTAGTTTGAAAGAGTAGCATCTGTAAAAGATCATTTGCTGCTTTGAAATTATCATGTTGGTCGGTGAAGTGATATTTCCATTTTTCACCATGGAATAAGTTGTTTCTAAGGCAGTGCAGAACCCTTAAGCAAAGACTCAGCATCTGTTTTTCGTCTGGATTCTGGTTTTCCATCAATACAATCATTCGAGGCTTTGTATCACCTCTGGCATAAGCATCAGGAAATAACTCGTGAAATAACTGATTGACCTTTCCTAAGTCTAAATATCGTTTCGTATAGTGACTATGCACTCTTCTTACTAAATCAAGATCAACGCATCCTGAAGACAAAAGCCAATCGGCAACATCGCCTGTTTTTGCAACACTTGTCCCTTTTGGCGACCATTTGCTTTCCCCGAAGGCATATAGCAACGTGAAAAGATAGATATTATCCCATTCTTCACGCTTTAGATCTTTTCCACCGTCGGTCAATTTTATCAAAATTTCTTCAAATTCATGTTGCATGCTCACCTCAATAATCTATAAATTTTTTGGTGTTCTAATTTGTCATTTCCGTGTATTGGGAATTACTAGAGCGAGGCAACTTCAAACTCCTCTCCCGGTAGAGACGTAAACGGTCAATGAAATAATCCCGCAAATGCTCTGACTGCTCACGCATTACCACCTCGGCGTTAACCGGCATGTTAAGACGCTCTTTGTACGCCATACTGTAGGCCATACTGTAGGCCGCAACGTCAACGTCAACGTCAACGTCAACGTCAACGTCAACGTCAACGTCAACCTTGTCGCGTACTTCCTGTGTCTCTGCTGCAATAATTCCCGAAGTCATTGCTGCCCATGCATATGTCGTTTAGCTCCCCCACTCCCGTAACCGCATAATATTAAAAAACCATACACATTCTGTTTATCTTATTATTTGCCAATGCGGAATGTAGTTGTATTTTGGCCTACATGGCGCTGCAATATGTTAAATTTACTTACAAGATTAATCATACTAGCATTATTGTTAACTACTACAAACTCAATCAAGGGAATTTTATCAAGCAATAGATTCATCACATTAAATCCTATTGATTTCCCTTGCATGCTTGGTGATATGTGTATTTCGTGAAGATAAATGCATACTTCAACTGGCAATTCTAAATTTAAATTGTTATATTGCACCTCAACAAACCCAACAATCGACCCATTAAAAATGATAAAGTATACGTTTTCAACGTTTGATGCTGAGTATGTTTTTAAGCTCCATGGATAATGTTGACGATAACAATTCAAAGCATTTATCTTATCTTCTTCAGTATTATTACAGTTATTAAAATGCCGAAGCTTAGTCATTTTCTACCCCACTATTAATGAGCCAATGATAACAAGTCACCATCATAAAATTTATAAACAAACTAATAAATCTCAATATGAATATATCACATTACATTTGCAACAAAAAAAATAAAAGATTAAAGTTACAATCGCAACCCTCTAAATTACTGTATAAAAAGCAACCTATTTCAGAATCCACCTCGCTGTGCAGGTTTCGCTTCTTTCTCGCGACGGCGCTTACTGGCAGTTTCCTGGTCGCAGTCATAAATTACTCCATGGCGCTGCTGGCAGTACACAGCACCGGTTTCGCCGTGGCGGTTCAGTCGCAGCAGTAGCTCTGTTTCGCTCTGGTTTGCTGTTTCGTCGTAAGCCCCTTCTCGGTAGATTGCCAACCAGTAATCGCAATCCTGTTCGATCTGCCCGGTATCGCGGGAATCGCTCGGCAGCGGGCGTTTGTTGGTGCGCTTCTCTAGATCGCGGTTAAGCTGGGTAAGCAGCACGACAACGCAGTCCAGCTCCTTGGCGAGCATCTTCAGACCTTTGGTGATCAGCCCGTAGGCCAGGTCGTTACGCTCGGCCTTATCGGCGGTCATCAGCGTCAGGTAGTCGACCAGCACCATTCCAACTTTGCCGCGTTCGCGCTTAATGCGCCGCGCTTCAGCGACGATGTGTGACAGGCCGATACCTGGCGTGTCGTCGATCATCAGGTTGTTGGTGTCTATCAGCGCGCTCATCACCCCTGTGGCTTTTTGCAGATCACCATCCCAGTCGCCGCGGTAACCAAAATCTTCCTTGGTCATATCCGGGTAGAACAGGTTTGGCGTCAGGCGACTCTGCTGGGCGGTGATCTTCTCAACCATCTGCCCTTCTGGCATTTCCAGAGAAAACATCAGTGCCGGCTCGTTCTCCACGGTGGCGCAGTTAACGGCCATCTGCGTGTACAGCGTGGTTTTCCCCATCTTTGGACGCGCGCCGATGATGAACAGACTTCCACGAACGATGCGCTTAACGCCCAGCAAATCGTCAAGAGACGTCAGCCCGGAAGACAGGCCACGACTACGACCGTTCGGCTTGCAACGTTCGTCGAATTCCTCTGTCCAGTTAACTACCGCGTCATGGAATGAGCGAAGACCGGTCTTTTTTCCGGTGCGAGCGTAATCGCTGATCTCGGTGAACAGGCTTTGAATAGCTTCGAACTTGTCGGCGGTAGACATCCCGTTGCGCGCATACAGCAGTTCTGTTGCCTTGGTGGTCATGTCGATGCCGTAGCGCTCCATGGCCTTCTCGCGAACCACCATGGCGTAGTGAACGATATTCGCCGCGCTAGGCGTGTTCTTCGACAACTCGGCCATATAGGCAAAACCGCCTGCCGTCTCGGCTAGGTCTTTGGCTTCCAGTGATTCAGCAAGAGTGATCAGGTCAACCGGTTGCTGCTTAGCAACCAGCTCGCGCATCTCAGCGAAAATAACCTGGTGAGATCGCAGATAGAACGATTCCGGCTTCAGCATCGCCATAGCTTTCTGGCATCGGTCACTGCCGGTGTCCAGCATGATGCCACCCAGCACGCTCTGCTCTGCCTCTAGGCTGTGAGGAACGGTTACGAAATCAGAGGTCATCACAGGCCCCCTCGCGCGTTTTTGCGTAGACATCGACGTTCAGGAAGTACTCGAGAGCCTTGCGGCGCCATGTGCGACCGGTGCGCTGATCTGGGCGGTTCTCCAGCATCCAGCGGCAGTTAGTGGCGATGTAGCTCAGATACGATTCCCAGTCGCTCAAGGTGAACTTATGGCCGTCGAGTTGCTGAGTTACTTTTCCGGCCTTCTGCCAGAAGGTGCGGATCAGAGCACGGCGCTTGTCAGTCAGTATCCTGATGCTCTGAGCTTCAGGCAGTACGCGATGGTAAACCTCGACTACCTGCTCACAGCTGAGAGAAGGTTTTTTCTGCTCTGGTTTTTCTGCTGCTGATGCACACTCTCTTACGTTAGTAAGAGAGTTATTTAATATATTGTTATCTGTGGACACTGGCTGGACATCGGTTGGACACACATCCTCCACAGGCATTGGTACTACTGCGTTTTCGCTGGACACTGGCTGGACATCGGCTGGACAAAAATTTGACTGATATTCGTCATATTTGACCACTTTTAGAACAGTAAAACGGTTGTTCGATTTGGTGGTTATCATGCCTAGATTCTGGAATTTACGGAGAAGTGATTTAACGCGATCAGCGGTCAAACCCGTTTCCATTGCCAGTGTGTTTCTCCCGGTGATGAACTCTCCACGTTCGCAGATCACATCGCCGACATCTGTCGATACCAGTGTCTGTTCGTGATTAGCGCGCAGGAGCAGGTGAACCCATAAATGAGCCGCCTCAGCGTCCTTGTAGAACGGCACATCCATAATTTTACGGTGCAGCAAGGCAAACCCCTTACCGCCATTCGTACGCGGTTTCTGGAGCCTTCTGGCCTCTCTGGCTTCGGCTAAATTGGATACGTTACCCACGACCACTCTCCTTACGTTTCAGCTCTTCCAGGATGGCGCGCATCTTCTCTGCCACAATCGGATTAACCGAGCGGATAAAGCGGTCGCGGGTTATGTTTTTATGTACAGCGGTATGGTAATAGCGTGGATTTTTTGCCATTATTCCTCCTGCAACTACTCTCGTTTTTGCACCTGAAAGTCGGTTCTGTTGGCGCAGACCGGCTTTCGCCATTTCTGTAGTTCTCACATAACCCCCAGCATCGACGTGACCATCGTCATCAGCGGCCCTACCTGCTCTGGCATGAGGCGGAACAGCGACGCTATACCTTCGCTTACCTCTTTCAGCTTCTGATGCTCTGGAGCGTCCAGCAGCACGGCCTGCTTAGCCTCTGCGAGTTCTTTCTCGGCTTCAGCCAGACGAGACATTTTGCAATCGGCACCGATAAGGCGAGTGCGATACTCAACAGGCAGGACGGCCATGATTGCCGGTGTCAGCTGGCGCACGTTCTCGCGGTACTGTTCGGAGTCGAAACGGTTATCCAGGAAGCGGAACAGCTTCTGGCGCGCCGGGCTGATGTCTTCCGGAAAGCTGATGGCGGTCCCGCCCTGCTCCCGGTATTCGTTGATGATCAGCGCAGAAACGACGTCCTGATTGTCCAGCGCCGATGACCATGCCCGGACCGCATCGCGGATCTTTTCGTGGTCTGGCGCCGCCTTATGTTGAGCGCGGTTTATCATCGCCCCCGGGTGTATTCCGGTATTGTGTTGATACGCAAGTGAATGCATTGCTTTCCCTTTCGTGGTTAGGGCCGCCGTTAAGCGGCATGGTTGTCAGGGTGTGGAAAGATGGACGGCAGGTCCGGGCGGAATTCGTGAGCCTGGATTTCACCACCAACCGCTTTCACCAGTTCAGGAACGTGAACCGGGGAGATGCGTTTCTTTCCGTTAAGCCAGTCACAGATAGTGGACTGGGCTTTGCCGCAACGTTTTGCCAGTTCTTTCTGGCTGCCAGCGATGGCGATCGCTTTCTCTACTGCGGAGTTCTTCTCTACTGTTGGGGTCTTCATAATCACCTCAGCTATCAGTTTAAAGCGATTATGGTTATCACTTTAGCGAATGTCAATCGCATAGGCGATTTTTTGCTAAATAATCGCTTGAGCGATAGAGTTAAAGGAGTCATTAACAGAGGTGAATATGGGATTCTCGGAGCGCTTAGCGCAGGCAATGGAAAACGCTGGATATACACAGGGTCGATTAGCTAAAGAGGTCGACATGGCTCAGTCCAGCGTAAATAAGTTACTCAAGAATGCTAAAGGCTCTCGAAAAACCGTTGAGATTGCCTCTGTACTTGGTGTTCGCCCTGAATGGCTTTCTACTGGTGAGGGGGAAATGGCTGCCGGTGGCGCCAGGGAGTCAACTGCGCTATACCAGGTTAAGTCGTCACTGAATGGGATTTATCGCGTGGATGTACTCGACGTTAAAGCCAGTGCTGGGCCGGGCACACTGGTCACCAGCGATTTCATTGAAACTATCCGGGCCATCGAATACACGAATGAGCAGGCGCGAGCGCTGTTTGGCAACCGGCCAGCTACACACGTTAAAGTCATTACCGTGAATGGCGACAGTATGGATGGGACGATTTCGCCTGGTGATCAGATCTTCGTTGATACCGGCGTTACGCATTTTGATGGTGACGGGGTATATGTCTTCGTCTTCGGCAAAACACTGCATGTTAAGCGACTTCAGATGCAGCGTGACCGTCTGGCAGTAATATCCGACAACCCCATTTACGAGAAGTGGTACGTTGAGCCAGAGGACGAGGACGCGTTCTACGTCATGGCAAAGGTACTACTCAGACAGTCAGTCGACTATAAACGATTCGCATAACCCGCTCCGGCGGGTTTTTTATTGTCCGCAGATCCATCCTCTCTTTCTCACCCCTTCTAAAAACCAAATCCTTATCACTTTTTTCTTCAGAAAATAAAAAAATATCGCTTTAACATTCAATAAATTATCGCTTTATCGATGATAAATATCGTTTTGGCGATTGACTAAAATAATCGCTTTGGCTATTGTTAGTCCATCGAAACGAAACATCGACAGCTGAGCGAAGTTAGCCAGCGGCGGACAGCAAGTCGCCTGCTTTTTAACAACATGCAGATTTACAGCGTCAATGACCTGTTAAGACCCCTACACGTAAACGTGCTGTATCACCGGGTGCGATCCGGTCGGTGAGAGAGTATCCCCGCGCGAGAGCGAGAACGGCGTGAGAACGGGCAACACTGGCAGGGAGTTGGCGCTGACCAATACAGGGAATGTTTTGGGGTGTGGTGAAGGCTGCTATTAGCACGCGGCAAACGCTCTACCTGTGCGACAGGCACTACACCGACCAAAGCATTTCTCCCGCATCAGCGGGTAACTACAGAGCCAACCTCAAGCACCGGGCGCCGATGCTTGGTGATGGTAATACTGCCATCTCAACCGCACAGGAGACGATGATCCTGTTCTGGTTGGATTGGAAAAGTCTTCTTGGCCCGCCAGCGCGCGGGCATTTTTTTGGAGGTTGCATGTTTGCTACTGACATCTCACTGAAATACGGCACTCATCAGCCAGAGACGATTCTGGAAACAATGCCGATTGAAGAAGCCTCCGAAATCATCAAGGAGAAGCTTCGTGATGAAGTGCGCCAGGAACTCGAGTGCGAGTATGGCGATCGCCTTTATGAGGCTGAAGAAGAGGCATCAAACTGGGAAAGCAGAGCTGATGACTATGAAAGCGATGCGACTTGCCTGGCTAAGGCCATAAGAGAGGCTTTTGAATCTGCCAACTTCGGAGATGCAAAGGTGATCCTCCAGCGAGCGATGCACGACCACAAAGACTATTTCTGAAGACCCGCTACGGCGGGTTTTTTCATACCTCAGTCGCTTCACCGAGGCGGCTTAGTTATGACAACTGGCGGCCATCCACCGCCCATTAGCGCAGAAGTCTTGTATTAACCGTTCCGTTCGCCGCGATAAGGCCAAGAGGATTTATGAGTAAGAAAAACGACGGTGGCTACGCCTTCCCTATGGAGGCGACAGATGCCACAGCTTGGAGGGATTGCAATCAGGGAATGACGTTGCGCGACTACTTCGCGGCCAAGGCTATGCAGGCCAGATTATCCAACCCGCAATGGATAGCCAGTGATGAGCGTACTGCGCTGGATGCTTATCAAGTCGCAGACGCCATGCTCCGCGCCCGGGAGGCATCATGACAGTCACCCACAACGGCAAGCAGTACACCGCCAAAAAGCTTAACGATAACGAGTGGCAGCTGACGTCGGTATCGGCACCGCGCGACAAGCTGACACTGAACCGCTGGCAGATGCATATCGCTGGCCTCCTGGAACAGGTAGAGGTGAAGGTATGATTGGAATGCACTACGGCACCGCATCAGTGCCACGTAGCGAGGTTTTACCGGGCACAATGCTGCAACACCACGGTAAAACTTATCGCGCCTCTGCGAACGTTGAGAAAGGCCTGTACGCCTTCAACATCTTCGAAAAAACCATCATCAAAAGTGATTCCGTCGTTGTGCTGCTGAATGAGCGCGGCGAGCCAATGGTTCACTGATACCAACCACCCTATTCAATCGATCGGCCTGGCTCAATGCGGGCGGGATCTGCACATCCAAATTTCAGGAGTTCAGCCATGAACGCATACCTCACTTACGACCGCATCGAAGATCGGCGTTGGGCTGAGCAGCAGCTCACCGACGAGAAAGAGAAGTGGATCGACGACCGGGCGCAGAAAATCATCGACATGATGCCGAAAGAACCGTCCGGCCTCTTCCACTTCTCAGTCCCGATTGACTCCAGTCCATACGAAGGGCTTCGCAGCGATAAAGCTGGCGAGGCCTACAACGATTTCATTTCGGCAATTGCTTACGCCCAGGCGGAATACGACTGGGAACACCGTACCGGCTGCCCGTTTTAATTTTTGAGGGGATTAACAATGAGCACTGCACTTTCCACCATGGCCGGGAAACTGGCCGCACGACTCGGCATGGATGCCGGCACAGACCTGATGAATACACTGAAGAATACAGCGTTCAAAGGTGGCAACGTCACGGACGAGCAGTTTACAGCCCTGCTGATCGTCGCCAACCAGTACGGCCTGAACCCATGGACCAAAGAGATTTACGCATTCCCAGATAAAGGCGGGATTGTCCCGGTCGTTGGTGTTGATGGATGGGCTCGCATTATCAACGAACATCCTCAGTTCGATGGCATGGAATTCTCTTACGACAAAGAGGAAGGCGCGTGCACCTGCAAGATTTACCGCAAAGACCGTAAGCACCCGACTATCGTCACCGAGTACATGGGAGAGTGTAAGCGCAACACTCAGCCATGGCAGTCCCACCCTACGCGCATGCTTCGCCACAAGACGCTTATCCAGTGCGCGCGCCTGGCCTTTGGTTTCGCTGGCATCTTCGACCAGGACGAGGCGGAGCGAGTTATTGAAGGAACAACGGCAGAGGTTCATGCGGGCCATGAATCAGATAGCCGTCGCCCGGATCTGATCGCAAAAGGTGAGTCCGCCGCGCGTCTTGGAACCGTTAAGTATCAGGAGTTTTGGGTAGCGCTGAGCGCTGAAGAGAAGCAGGTGATCGGCGCAGTTGAGAAGCGACGCATGTATGACATGAGTCTTGCTGTCGACAACGCCGAACCTGTCAATGTCGCAGAGACGGAGGCTGAATGATGGAGCAACGCACCCCTGAATGGTTTGCTGCGCGCTGCGGCAAGGTCACAGCGAGTCGCCTGGCTGATGTCATGGCCAGGACTAAGTCGGGCTACTCCACCAGCCGCCAGAACTACATGGCCGAGCTGATTTGCCAACGGCTGACCAGGAAGCTGGAGGAAGGGTTTTCGAATGCCGCGATGATGCGCGGCACTGAACTTGAGCCAGTGGCGCGCGAAATGTACGCCCTGAATGAGTTTGATGCGGCAATCACTGAAGTTGGACTCATCGATCACCCAACCATACCTGGATTCGCAGCCAGCCCGGACGGACTTGTTAACGACGACGGGCTTATCGAAATCAAATGTCCCAACACCTGGACCCATCTTGAAACGCTGAAAACTGGCGAGCCAAAGCGCCAGTACATGCTGCAAATGCATGCGCAGATGATGTGCACCGGGCGGAAATGGTGTGATTTCGTTAGTTTCGATGATCGCCTTCCGCCTGACCTCGCCTATTTCAAGAAGCGCATTCATTTCGATGAAGAGCTGGCGCGCGAAATCGAGTCTGAGGTTAAGAGCTTCATTGCAGATCTGGAATCTGAAATCCAGAAAATCACAGAGCGTGCAGCATGAAACGCACACCCTTCTACCGCCGGCCCGGGCGAACCGGGCAATTCTCCGGCCTACGTGAGCGCGTTATCTGGATGATTCAGACGCGCGGCCGCCCGGTAACCGGCAGCGAAATCGCCGAGAAGTTCGGCGTAACGCTTATCGAGTTTAACCGGGTTGCCAACGGCATTACCCGCGGCTCAGGACAGATAGCACAGATCGTTGAGTCGAAAAAATGGCTGAACGAGGACGGCATCTGTGACCGGACATTCGACCTGGTCACGAAGCCAAAGGTCGTAACGCCGCAGGGTAAATCGCGGCTGTTCACCCGGCGCGCCATAGAGCAATCGCAGGAAGGCAGACGGCAGGAGTGCATTGCGCGTGCCGCCCGCCGTAGCCGCCTGATTGCTCAGGGCCTCTACATCGACGAAATGGAGTCAGTGCTATGAAAGCATGGTCACTCGAAGAGCTGGCGCTGCTGTGGCGGCACTCAAACGCTGAAGTCGCAGAGATTACCGGCCGCAGCATTGAAGAGGTCGGAGATAAGCGGCTGCAAACCAATATTGAGCGTAATGGCTGGGATGTTAACGATCCGGAGCGGGAGGGTGCATGATTCATTTTCACGGCGGCCCTATTACGCCTGACACATGTGCCCTGAAGGCATGGAAAGGCAGGCACGCTTTCATCTCCTTCGCTAACCCCGGCCAATTAGCCCTGGCCAGCGAAGTCACCCAGTCTTTCGCGCTGGATAACGGCGCATTCAGTTTTTGGACAAAGAATCGTGTTGTTGACTGGAACGAGTATTACCGCTTCGTTGAACGCTGGGGTAACCATCCTCGTTTCGCGTTCGCTGTAATCCCTGACGTGATCGGCGGCACCAGCGAAGAGAATGACGCGCTTATTGCTGAATGGCCTCACGGAAAAGTCGTAGGCGCGCCGGTGTATCACTTTAATGAGCCAGACGAACGCTTTATTCGTTTGTGTCATGAGTTCCCGCGCGTTTGTATCGGCAGCATGGGTGAATATGACGCCAAGCGACCAAGAGCGTGCCGGGCGAAACTGCGCGACCTGATACGCCACGTAGTCGATAAAAACGGCTATCCAATTACGAAGCTTCACGGCTTGCGCATGCTGAATAAAGATATCTTCTTCCACGTTCCGCTCTCGTCAGCTGACAGCACAAACGTAGCTCGCAATATCGGTATAGACAAAGTGTGGAATGGCTCGCCCTACGCGCCGGCAAGCAAAGAAACACGAGCTGCGGTGCTGGTCGAACGCATTGAAGCCTTTAACTCTGCAAGTTCGTTGAATTACGACGCTGAACGCGATCGGTTCACACCACAACTGGCATTCGAGGTTTGATATGACCGATTACACCGGCAGCAACACGCCAGCTGATCAGCGCGACCTATGGCGCACTCCACCCGCCCTCTTCGCTTCCCTTAATGCTGAATTTTGCTTCCAGCTGGATGCCGCCGCTGCACCGCATAACGCGCTGTGCCGGAAGTTCATCACCGCCGAGCAGAACACGCTGGAAACGCCGTGGGCTGATTACCTGAATGTGCCAGGCTACGTCTGGCTGAACCCGCCGTACAGCGACATCACGCCGTTCGTTAAGAAGGCCGCCGCCGAGAGCGCCAATCAGATAGGGACGGTCATGCTGGTCCCGGCAGACACTTCGGTTGGCTGGTTCAAAAAGGCTATCCAGACCGCCAGCGAGGTTCGCTTCATCACCGCCGGGCGGCTGGCATTTATCAACCCGGTCACTGGTAAGCCAGTATCGGGAAATAACAAAGGGTCGATGCTCATCATCTGGCGACCTTACCCGCGTACACACTGCCACTTCGCAACTGTGGACCGGAACGAGCTGATGGCTTTCGGGGCGAAACTTCTCGCCCGCCTGGAGGCCGCATGACGCCAGAAACAGACAACGCCATCCGCGCCGCCTGCCGACGCTGCACCGAAGAAATACAGCAGGCCATGCGCAAAAAGCCTAAGCCTAACTGGAACGAAACGGTGCCTCCCATCATCAACAAGCATCACAAGAAAATTGAAGCTCTTGGAGTTAGCCTCCTGGAGTTCGTCGTCAAAACTGGCCGCCTTAACGGGCGGTTTGGAGCCGAACAATGACAACAGGATTTAAAGCCCTACCCGTCGAGCGCGACCAATACGGTTACTGGACTCACCCGCTTTACGATGAATTTTGCGATGGGCGTGAGTTTATCTCACCTGATGAATTTAACGCCTGGCTGGATAAGAACGGCCTTGAGTGGAAAGTTGAGTACCGAGATGAGGATGATGTCGATCCCGATGTGGACGGTTATGACATCTCAGCGTGGCATCCCGAACCCCCAGCCGATGATGGTTGGTTTGTCGGTTCAATTCACGAAACGGAAGATGGCGCCGTCTGCATCTGGCTGCGGAACGTTGGTGGTGCGGCATGAACAAAGCCTCGCCCGTTGCTTTGAGAAAAAGCATCGAAATCGCCAACCACCTGGCGCACATCGGGATTCGCTTCGTGCCGATCCCGGTGGCGAACGAGGAAGAATTCCAGACGCTGGCCGCCGAGCTATCTCGACGACTTGAGCAGATGGCTGTCGAAGCCGAGAAGAATGAAGGCGGTGCAGCATGAAGGCACTAATCACCAGGGAGCTTAAGGCTCCCTTTTTATTGCTGGCATTCACATTCAACAGAATTAACCGACAGTTCCGGGAGCATTGACCATGGATATCATCGATACCGCAGCAGAGATTGAAGAGCTTCAGCGTAACGCTGCCCTTTCCGCTCACCGCATCGACCACAACGCCGTATCAGCTGAGCGTTGTGAAGAATGCGACGAACCAATACCCGAGCCGCGGCGTGCTGCCGTTCCCGGCTGCCAGACATGCGCGGAGTGCCAGGGAATTCTTGAGTTGAAATGTAGACACATTAGAAACTAGCTGAAAGGCCAGTAAATAACTGGCCTGAGTACTAGTGCTCTTGTTTTCTGGAAGATACCATTGCTGGCAGCTGAAAAGCATAAATTAGGAAGACTTCAGTAAAACCTATCAGTTCTTCAGCCTCTGCTTTGGAGAACTCTTCATCTGAGTGCACAGCTCCGTTGGAATCTACACGCACAATGTGCGCCCAGTCTTTCATCTGCTCAGTAATTAGTCCCTTAGAGTGTAGAATTGAAATTCTTTGTACCAACGTCTCTTTTTTTGAATCCTCACCTAATAGAGTTCTGGTAGCTATATCAATGGTTTTTCTGCATAACATAACGGCGGTATCAAACTTGCCTCTCTGAAGATTATCTTTTGACTCAATGAAAGAATCGGCCGCTCTATCTGGAGTCGCATCAGGCGCAAGAAGCACTGAAGGCTCTGGATAAACAGCCATCAATTCGTAAGGGCTTTCTGAGCGAGGAATTACAAGATCCACCTCAGAGTGTTGCCTAGACTGCTTGTATGGACCCAAATCCATACGAGGTGACATCACAACCGCTATCCCCGCCTGGGCGCAACTCCGGCAAAAGAAAGCTACATCATAAATATAGTTAGCATGACGATGATGTTCACCGAATGCTTCCAAGACAGCATTTTCTTTTTTACAGTGCGGACAAGTTATATCAAACGATAGCATCCCCATCAAACTGCTCCATTTAGCGATCGTTATTGAAAGGCATGAAAAATACCATGATTAGTTCGAGAAACGACTGAACCAATTTACCTACATTTTTCCAGTATTCAAAAATATCCGTCACATATCTATTGATTTCGATTAATCAACACGTCAACGCGGCCTCGCTTATAATGCCTGGCGGCTAAGGAGTTCTCATGGCTAAGCTTCTCAACTTGCAGGAATGGGCTGCTGAGGTCTACACGACTCCACCCTCCCTTTCTACTCTGCGTCGATGGACGCGAGAGGGGCGAATTTATCCCGCGCCGGAGCTGCACGGAAAGGAATATAAGGTTCAGCCTGACGCTATCTACGTGGATCCGCGCAAGAAGAATCTGCGCGCTAAACCGAAACACACCAAACTGCCGTCCGGCGGCACCTTACTGGAGAGACTGACTCATGGCGAAAAGGCCAGTACGTTACGACGCTAACCTGCCCCGTAACCTGACCTATCGTAAAAGAGACAGACTTTACAGCTGGCGCAATCCGGTGACCGGGCAGGAGATTTCTCTTGGCCGGATTGATCGCAAGGATGCTGTTGCCCAGGCCATAGAGGCCAACAACTACATCGACCAGAATTACCTTCCCTCTTCTCTCCTGGATCGCATAAAAGACGTGCCCACTTTCACAGTGGCCGCATGGCTGGAGCGATACGAGGTAATTCTCGAACGGCGTGAGCTGAAACCAAACACGATGAAGGTCAGGCGAAACCAGATCGCCACCATAAAGGAAGAGTTCGGCAAAATTCCCCTTTCATCTGTCACGACAAAGGACATCGCCTCATTTCTTGAATCGTACATTCTCTGCGATAAAAAGAGCATGGCTTCCGGGCTGCGGTCTGTTCTGATGGACATATTCAGGGAGGCGATCGTAGAAGGACATGTCGACAGGAACCCGGCAGAACCGACACGAACGCCGACACTGAAAGTTAAGCGAGAACGCTTGCTGCTCGAACAATTCACGGTCATCCGCCAGGCAGCGTTAACTCATTCTGAATGGGCGCCAAACGCATGCGATCTGGCACTGGTCACCGGCCAGCGGCGGGAAGATATCTCACTGTTCAGGTTCAGTGACATTAAAGATGGGAGGCTTTTCGTTACGCAGGAGAAAACAGGTCACAAACTGGCACTTCCCCTTGATTTGAGGCTGGACGTCGCCGGGCTTGTGTTGCAGGATGTCATTGATCGATGCCGGGTGAACAACCCTTCCGACTTCATGCTTTACTCGCCGGTTCGCCGCGGGGGTAGAAAACCGGGGCCGCTGACTCCTGACGGACTTACCCAGGCCTTTGCAGAGATAAGGGATTCGACCGGGTTAAAATTCGGACCTAACCCACCGCCTTTCCATGAGATCAGAAGCCTGGCGAGCAGGCTATATGAAAAGGAGCGCGGAGAAGAATTTGCTCAGCGTTTACTCGGCCACAAAAATTTAACAATGACCAAAAAATACCTGGACGCACGCGGTGCAGAGTATGTTATGGTTTAGACAGGATATGGAATATTCGAGTAATTTTCGGGGGATTTCGTGTTAATACCGAAAAAACCCTTGAGAAACAAATATATAAAAAGAGACCGAATACGATTCCTGTATTCGGTCCAGGGAAATGGCTCTTGGGAGAGAGCCGTGCGCTAAAAGTTGGCATTAATGCAGGCTCAATCGCCTTGCCCTTTAAGAATAGATGACGACGTCAGGTTTTCCAGTCCACAGTAAAAGTGGTCTGAAAAAAAGCGTCAGAACATCACTAAATGTGAAAAACCGCAGAGCTTTTACAAGCACCTGCGGTTTTTTTTTACTGGAAACCTGACGGCTAGCAGAGCTTTTCAGCGCGCTCAATAAACGGTGCCAGACTTTTCTTCTGCCCGGGGGTTGCCGGGTCATCCACCTGGATCACGCTGACAGGCTGTCCGTTACTTTTCCCGCTGGCCACCTGCTGCTCCGCTACGTCATTTAACGGATACTGCACGAGCGTACTGGGATTGATGACATACAGCGCGTTACCGGGACGGCAGGTGAGCATGACCTCTTCACGATTAAATGCCCAGTTGTCCTTGCCCACTTCAAACCGGCTGACGGTGATGACCTGCGGCGCGGCCAGCGCACTGCTGGCACAGGTGAGAAGTAAAAGAGAAAGCAGTGTCTTTTTCAT